ATGAAACAGTATGACTATCTTATCGTAGGCAGCGGACTTTTCGGAAGCGTTTTTGCCCACGAAGCGACAAAACACGGTAAAAAGTGCCTTGTTATCGACAAAAGAAGCCATCTCGGCGGAAATATTTATTGCGAGGATATTGAGGGCATAACCGTGCACAAATACGGCGCGCATATATTCCACACAAACGACAAGAGAGTTTGGACTTATGTAAACGACCTTGTTGAATTCAACCGCTACACAAATTCTCCGGTTGCAAATTATTACGGAGAGCTTTATAACCTGCCGTTTAATATGAATACCTTTAACAAGATGTGGGGTGTTGTGACTCCCGAGGAGGCAAAAGCCAAAATCGAGGAGCAGAAGAAGCAGGTTACGGGTGAGCCCAAAAATCTCGAGGAGCAGGCAATAAGCCTTATCGGATATGACATTTACAAAAAGCTCATAAAGGGCTATACCGAAAAGCAGTGGGGCAGAGAATGCAAGGATTTGCCTGCATTTATAATAAAGCGTCTGCCGGTCAGATTCACCTATGATAACAACTATTTTAATGACAGATACCAGGGTATTCCGATAGGCGGCTACAATAAGCTTATCGAAAAGCTGCTTGAAGGAATCGACACCCGTCTCGATACCGATTTCTTAAAGGACAGGGAAGCTCTTTCCGCCCTTGCGGACACCGTTGTCTACACGGGACCCATAGACCAGTATTACGACTATCGCTTCGGCAAGCTCGAATACCGCAGCCTCCGTTTTGAAAACGAACTGCTTGACTGTGAAAACTATCAGGGTGTAGCCGTTATGAACTATACTGACGAAAAGACCAAATTCACAAGAATTATAGAGCACAAGCACTTTGAATTCGGTACTCAGGAAAAGACGTATATAACAAGAGAATATCCGTCCGAGTGGCAGGAGGGTATGGAGCCGTATTACCCCGTAAACGACGAAAAGAATCAGTCGCTTTACAGCAAATACAGCGACCTTTCAAATGGCGAGAGCAATATTATCTTCGGCGGCAGACTTGCCGAGTATAAATATTATGATATGGATAAGGTCATAGCTTCGGCTTTGGCGGTAACAGATAAATTATTTTGAGCGAGGGACGGTCAAAGGCTATGAATGATGTAAAAGTTAGTGTTATAATGCCTGTTTACAACGTCGAAAATTACGTTGGCAGGGCTATCGAGAGTATACAAAATCAGACCCTTACCGATTGGGAATTTTTTGCCGTAGACGACGGAACTCCCGATAACAGCGGTAAAATCTGCGATGAATACGCCGCAAAGGACCCGCGTATAAAGGTTATCCATAAGGAAAACGGCGGCGCTCCCTCAGCGAGAAACGTCGCCATAGATAAGGCTGTCGGAAAATATATGTATTTTATGGATTCCGACGACTGGGCTGAAAATACCATGCTTCAGGATATGGTCGATTTGGCCGAGAAAAACGATTTACAACTCGTTGTTTCGGGTTACTATATCGACACATATTACAGTGACACCGAAAAATTCACGCAGGAGCAGGTCTACAATGATAAGATATACAAAACTCAGGCTGAATTCAGAGCCGACGCACACAACCTTTTTGACCGCAATCTTCTCTACACTCCGTGGAATAAGCTCTTCTCGGGCGATTATATAAGAGACAACAAGCTCTATTTTCCGCAGACCTTCTGGGATGATTTCCCCTTTAACCTCTCCGTTGTCCGCGACGTTGAGAGAGTCGGCGTGACGTCAAAGAAGTATTACCACTTTATCCGTCAGAGAGCCGAGTCCGAAACCGCCAAGTACAGAAGCGATATGTACGAAAAGCGCGAGGAGGAGAACGAGTGGATGAGAGAGCTCTATGAGCACTGGGGAATTATGACTCCGGAGATAGAGGAATTTCTCTCGAGAAGATATATTGAGCGCATAGTCGGATGCGTTGAAAACGTTACAAACAAAAACTGCACCTTGCCTGCCGGCGAAAAAAAGGCGCAGATAAGAAAGATGATAAACGACCCCAAGGCGCGCGCGGCGGTTTCTGCGGCTGTGCCGAAGTCAAAGTATATGAAGCTTATGCTTATACCGATTAAGATGAAGAGCACCTCGCTCACATATCTTGAGGGCAAGGTCATTTCTTCCGTTAAGTCGGGCAATACAAAGCTTTTCGCAAAGCTTAAAGCGGGAAGATAAAATAATCCGAAAGGCTGTGAAAAATATGAGCGCACCGTATTTCAGTGTTATAATGCCGGTTTACGGCGTCGAAAAATATCTCAGGGATACGCTTGACAGCGTTCTTCGGCAAACCTTTGCCGACTTTGAGCTTATACTCGTCGACGACTGCTCCAAAGACGGCAGCGGCAAGATATGCGATGAGGTTGCAGCCTCGGACGGCAGGGTTCGGGTTATCCATAAGGAGAAAAACGGCGGAGCGAGCAGCGCGAGAAATCTCGGCACAAAGTCCGCTTCGGGCAAATATCTCTATTATATGGATTCCGACGATAAAATAGACAGCGATATATTTGAAAAAATGTATTCGGCTTCGCGCGACGCTTCTCCCACGGTTGTGATGTTCGGCGCGGTGGAGGAGTATTACGACAAGACCGGTAAGCTGTATATGACAAATCCCGTGTCATATGAGAGCAAAGCTCTCTCGGGTAAAGAGAATGTGGCGAAAGAAGTAATTAAAATCGAAAACACCACGCTTTTCGGCTACCTTTGGAATAAGATTTATCTTAAAGACGCGGTGTTTTCCTCCGGAGTTACATTTTGCGATATGCCGCTTAACGAGGATTTTAAATTTAATATAGATTTCTTCAGATATGTTGATTCCATGGTAATTCTTGACGACACGGCATACCACTATGCCAAGAGAGACAATCAAAGCCTTACGTGCCGCTTTGTCAAAAATTACTTTGAGCTTCAGGAAATGCGTATAAACGAGCTGCTCGGTTTTTACCGTGAAAACGGTATGTGTGACGGAGATATACTTAAAAATCTTGCCGGCATATATGTCAGAAGCGTATTTTCGGCTCTCGAAAAAAATAATGACAAACGCTCCGGAATGTCCGGGAAAGACAGAAAAGACTGGCTCAAGGCTCAGCTTAAAAGTGAGCTTTACAAGGAGCTTATGCCTTACGCCGAGCCTGACAGCAGGCTTGTAAAAATTATGGCGGACCAGCTTAAAGGCGGAAATACAGGCGTGCTTCTTTTCACGGGCAAATTTATTTCGGCGGTCAAAAAAAGCTTCCCGTCGCTGTTTTCGGGGCTTAAGCTAAAAAAATAATGTGGAGGGCAAACAGTTGAAAAAGGTGCTTTTCGGCTATATTATGAACGGAAAAGCCGGCGGAATTGACAAGTATATGCTCAACTTTTTTGAGCACTTTTCCCCGGGTGAGGTGCATTTTGATTTTCTCACAACACAAATAGATAATGAGCTTAAGGAAAAGCTTGAGAGCAAGGGCGCGGGGCTTTTTGAAATACCGACTCTTAAAAATCCGCGTGCTCAGTATAAGGCGATTTGCGATATAATAAAGAAAAACGGATATGATACCGCATATTTCAATATTTCTACCGCGATATGCTATCCGGGACCCAAAGCGGCGCACGACTGCGGAGTAAAAAAGGTTATCATACATTCTCACAGTGCGTGGTATGACTGTTCAAACCCGAAAAAGCGCGCGCTTATGATAAAGCTCAATAACCTTTGCCGCAATTTCCTTTATAAATACGGAACCGACTTTTACGCCTGCTCGGCTCTTGCGGGTAAATGGATATTCCCCGAAAAAATCGTCGGGTCGGACAAGTTTAAGCTCGTAAAAAACGGTATTGACCTTGCAAGCTTTACGTATTCTCCCGAAAAGAGGGAAGCAATGCGCGAAAAACTGCAATTGCAGGATAAATTCGTCATAGGCAGTGTCGGAAATTTCCTTTATCCCAAAAATCACGATTTTATGGTGCGTGTATTTTCCGAGCTGTGCAAAATCGACAGCGACGCACGCCTTTTACTCGTCGGTGACGGCTTGCTTTTTGACAATGTAAAGGAGCAGGTAAAGAGCCTCGGCTTAGCGGACAAGGTTATATTCTCAGGCAGGCAGACCGATGCTTATAATTATATGATGGCTATGGATATATATCTTATGCCGTCGCATTTCGAGGGCTTCGGCATAGCCGCTGTGGAGGCCGAAGCAACCGGGCTTATGTGCTGCCTGAGCGATCATATACCGTCCGACGCCGTGATAACGGAAAACTGTGTTACCCTCTCGATTGACAAAGACGGTGACGCAAAGGTTTGGGCGGAAAAAATAGAAAAAGCCAAGGGCTATAAACGGGTTGACCGTACCGATGAAGTACGGAGAGCCGGATATGACCTTTCAGCGCAGAATTTTTATGAATTGGTGTGAGGAGTTAATATGAAAGAAAGTATACTCAGGAAGGGGTCGCAGGCGACCGGCTTTAAGCTGCTTTTCCTTGCGCTTACACTGCTCTCGTTCAACGGCCTTACGGCAAACCGCTCGGTACTTACCTGGATTGCGTATGCGGTAACGGCGATAGGAATAGCGGTCCTTGTAATAAGAGTCGTCTGCTTCAAAAAATACTTACATGCAAAAGGCTTATTTTTGCTTATTGCATTTTGCGGAAGCTATGCGCTGTCGGCGCTGCTTACAAGGCAGTACGGGCTGTCGGAAAACGCAAAGGCACTCGTTTGGATGGCGTTCCAGTATTTTATACTGTACACTTATGACACCACGTCCGACGGTACCGCGGAGAAAAAGGAATTCTACATAATTTCACACTTCTTTATGGCGTATACATTCCTGGCTGTTGCGGCGGGAACGGTTATGCTCTTTGCCGATTACTATTCGTATACGGAGGTAAACGGAGTAGTCGTAATTCTCGGATTCCTTTGGAACAGGCTTTGGGGTGTGTATTCCGACCCCAATTACGGTGCAGTATTCTCGGCAATAACCATAATAATGAGCCTGTATTTTTACAAGGACGCAAAGAAGCCGTTAAAGGCTTTGTACATCATAAATATCGTTTTACAGATATGTTATATAGCTTTTTCGGATTCGCGAACCGGTATGGTATCGCTGTTCTGCGCGCTTTTGGTCTATGTGTATCTCACCGCGCTCAGGAGCAAAAAGCTCGAAGCAAAAAAAGCGTTCGCAAGGGGCGTAATATGCGTTTTGCTTGCTGTTACAGCGGCAGTCGCATCCTTTGCCGCGATAAAGGTTGTGTCTGTTTCAACCTCCGAATTCAAGAAATGGCAGTATGAGCACATCATAAGCAGCGATAAGGATAAAACCGATGCTCAGAAGGAAAAGGACAAGCAGAAGCTTGAGATCGGCCGTCAGAGTAACGACATAAACGGTGACGTGAGCAACCGCCGCTTTGCTATTTGGGGCAGCGGACTTGAAATATTCAAAACGAAGCCGTTAACCGGCGTAACCTTCAGGAACTATGTTCCCTATGCCGAGGATAAGCTCCCCGACACTTATCTTGTCAACAATGATTTTATTGAATTCCACAGTATGCACAACAGCTTTGTCGACATACTTGTAAGTCAGGGCATTTTGGGCGTTGTGATTATCGCAGCATATATAATATTGGTGCTGGTGCTCATATTTAAGAATTTCTTTAAATTTAAGGGTGAAAAATACAAATATAATACCGCTCTGCTCAGCATTATAGCTCCGATATTTGCCTCTATGATGTTCTATTCGGAGACGTTTTATATGAACACCGGCGGAGCGTTCCTCTTCTGGCTTGCGCTCGGCTATCTCATTCAGTCCGTCACATCAAAGAATTCCGAGGCAAAGGAAATAACGCAGGGCAAATAAATTTTTAAATCGTATTGTTTCGGAGAGAATAATACTGCTTCACGGAACTTATTATTGAGGTGAAAATTATGGATAAGCTTCTTACGGTTGTAATACCGTCGTACAATGTCGAAAAATTTTTGAATCAGACGCTTGACTCGTTTGTTTGCGACGAGGCTGTAATGAAAAAATTCGAGGTTATCGTGGTTGACGACGGCTCAAAGGATAACACCGCAAAAATAGGCAAGGAGTACGCCGATAAGTACCCCGATACATTCAGAGTTATCTCAAAGGAAAACGGCGGTCACGGCTCCACCATTAACTGCGGTATTCGCAATGCCGTCGGCAAATACTTTAAGGTTGTGGACGGTGACGACTGGGTCAACACCGCCGATTTTGTGAAGCTCGTCGAGGATCTCGAAAAAACCGAATCCGAATATGTGTTTACAAACTATAATGAGTATTATGACGATGTCAACCGCCAAAAGGCTGTTGATTTTCCGCAGTTCAAAGACGGTACGGAATATGACTTCGCCGATGTTGCAAATAAGGTTTATATACCTATGCACGCCCTTGTGATAAAGACGAGCGTGCTTAAAGATAATAACATTGTTATTGACGAAAAGTGCTTTTATGTGGATGTCGAATATGTTATGTTCCCGGTGCCCTTTGTAAACAAGGTGACATTCTTTGACCTGCATGTTTATATGTACAGGCTTGCGCTCTCAACTCAGAGCGTAAGTATTCTCGGGTTCCAAAAGCATATAAACGACCATCTCAGGGTTACGTTCCATATGTTTGACTTTTACAGGGACTATATTTCCTCGGATAAGGCAGACAGCGCAAAAGCGGATTATATGAGGACCTGCATAGCAGACCTTATAATTACGCAGAGCGCAATATATTCGAGCTATCCCGACAGCGATATGGAAAACAGAAAACGCTTTATGGAATTCGACCGCAAGGCAAAGGAATTAAGCCCCGAAATATATGAGCTCAGCTCCGTCAAGAGCGGAAAATTGCGTTTGCTTCGCAAATATAATTTCAAGCATTACAGGCTCATACAGTCACTCAGCCGTCTGCACTTCAAAATGACAAATAAATAAAACACATATTGCTTAAAAGCCGTTCGCACTCGTGGTTTTTCAAAGGGTGCGGACGGCTTTTGTCTGTCATCCGATTATCAGCTTTTCCCCGACGTATATGAGATTCGGATTTTTAACGGAGTTCAGCTTTACCAGATTTTCAACGGTGGTGCCGAATTTCCTTGATATTCCCCAAAGCGTGTCGCCGCGCTTTACCGTGTAAATTACGGCTTGCTCCGAGCGGGCAGAGGGCATTTTAAACACTTCGCCCGCATATATGAGGTTCGGATTTTTAATGCCGTTAAGCGCGACTATGCTGTTTATGCTTGTGCCGAATTTCCTCGATATTCCCCAAAGAGTATCGCCGCGTCTTACCGTGTAAAGCGTGTATCCGGAGCTTTCCGCGGACGTCATATGGGGGATTATAAACACTTCTCCGACGTATATAAGATTGGGATTTCTGATGTTGTTTGCGTTTACGACAGCCGACACCGTAACGCCGAATTTCTTTGCAATCCCCCAAAGCGTGTCGCCGCGCTTTACCGTATATCTTATGGCATCGGGTGACTTTGTGGGCGTAGCTTCGTTTGCGCCGTTTAAAAATACCGACGAAGTAAACCTGTCGAGGTCAACATTGCCGTAAATCCCCGGAATTTCGCCGCGGTCGCTGTATTGAAATCCCGCATAGCTCTGCCAAATATTACTTGTAACATACGGTTCTTCCGCGTCATAATCGGCAACCCAGAGCGGAAACTGCGCAAAATTCCAGTCCCAGGTTTCCGAGGCGTTGTATGCGTCGGTGTAAAGAATCGGTACTATTCCCGTAAGCTCTCGGAGCTTTTGCATAAATGCGAGCCCCACAATATTTATGCCGTTTTTACCGATGTTGCCGAATTCCTCAAAATCCATGGCAGGTCTTGCGGCAAAGGTTTTTCCGCTTATAAGCTCGGCAAAGCGCGTTGCCTGCAAATATGCCTGCTCGGTATTTCGTGCGGTCACAAAATAGTACGCGCCGCATTTAAGTCCGGCCTTTGTCGCGTTGGCGTAATTTTCCTCGAATTTCGGGTCGGTTACGGAAAAACCGTATCCTGCTCTTATATATACAACTTCGACTCCGCTGTTTTTAACCTGTTCAAAATCTATATCTCCCTGATAAACGCTGACGTCTATTCCCGAAAAAACTTCGTCGGTGTCGGCGGAAATTGCCGAAACATGCAGCACAGATGCCGAAATCGCAACAAGGAGCATTAAAAGAAAAGATAGTATTCGTTTTGCCCGCTTCATAAAAAATCACAGCCTTTCTGATGTTTAAAGCCTCAATGCATTATATTTTAAACAGCACGCGAGTGTGACTTTGCTTGCCTGCCGTAAGGACGATACCCTTGAAAAACCACGGTATCGGCGATAAAATAACGCTGAAATAAAAAATTCGGAAGCGAGAAAAATGAAACTTGCGATTTTGTATCAACAAAGCGAACCGCCTGCAAAAGGCGGCACAAAGGAGCTTGTTAAAATAAAAGAGGATTGTGTTGCCGCGTCACAGGCTTTAAAAGTGAAAGGGCTTGTACGCATCGACTGCCGCGAGGATAAAAACGGTGTGTTTAAAATATTTGATTTTAATGCGAAGCCGAATATCACCGGCGGTGTTCGTCCGCACAGAAAAAATCAGGATTGTCTCACCATGACAGCGGCGCGTGCCGCAGGACTTACGTACCGCGACCTGCTTTTGAAAATGCTCGGAACCGCCTGGACCGTGTAAGCCGAAACGCCACCGTTTTATGCACCGCCGGGGTGCGCCGAATAAAAAAAGCACTCAGCCTTACGCTGAATGCTTTATATGTCTTTGTACAGCATATTTGATACAATGTGACCACCTGTCCAAAAATGTGACCATTTGACAAACTAATTATTTATCATCCTATATATGATTGTTTTTTAACGAATGCTATACTTTGTTCGCCGACGAAATATTAAGTAATTTTATTTTCTTTATATCGAAATGTCGAATTCTTCGTGAGTAATTGCTCCGACATCAAGAAAATTTTTAACTTTTTTATTTCTTACAATTAAGTTTATTTTTGACAGTTACTATTTTGAAAACCGGTGGTTATGATTAACATTTTTAATTTCACCTATATAATTATTTTGAATTATCCTGCTAAACAATTCCCTAACACATATTAATGAGCACTATTAAAGTTTTGTATAGTTACGACATTCGATGGACACCGTTAAGGAATATTTTATTTTTGAATTTGCCATTGCTTTTGTTCTTTTTCGAACGCATTTCTTCAAATTCCTTATTGTTAATGTTCTTGTAGTCTAAAATAGCACTTATTACCTCGATAAGATCACATAATTCTATGACATCATCAGAATTAGTAAATTCAGTTACTTCTTCTGTAAGTTTTTTCTTTAATTCATTATAATAATCAAAAGAATCAAGAATTACAAAATCCGGCTTATCCCCTTGTTGCTCTATTATATTGGGTATATTATCTCTTACAAGTTTATTCATTTTTTCGTACATAAATTGAATAGTCTCCATTATTAAAAATATTTCGTATTCAGCCTTTTGGATTAGGCACATCATTCATATATCTAGGTATTATATGAATATGTAAATGAAATATTGAAATTATATTTTTTTCCATAGTACAAGTTCTGCATTTTCACCATTACAACCATATTTATATACAGCAATAAACTTTTCATTAGCAGCTACACCATAACATTTATCGCTTCCTTCAATATCAATCTGTTTTGCATAATATTGTGTATCGTTATCAAGAATTTTAGTTTTATCCCCATTAGGAAGTATACATTCTATATTCAAGTAATTTCCGTCCATAAGATTTAAAGAATTAAAATTCTCAAATTCTTTTATCCCAAGTTTCTTAATTTTTTCAAGTAAAACCTGTTCCATAAAATTCACCCTTTTAATTTTATTTTACCAAATATATATAACCAAGTCAATTCTTTCTGATTCAATTATTTCTATCCCTCGGTTGAACCGAGGATTTATTTCTGTGCTGAAGAGACAAAAAGTAGGACACTAAAAATTGTATCATTTTTAGTGTCCTATGGTGTCATGTGTGACCAATTTAGATACATGCTGAAAATAGGAAAAATCGAGAGCTGGAGCGGCTTTGAGCTGTTTCAGCCATATTTTTTTGCTTTCATTTTCCCATGATAGCGGAGAATTGGGTATTTTTAAGAGTGACCGAAATAGATACAGCCTCTCATCTCAGATTTCCGTCTTTGCGCTTATTTCCGCTTGCTGTGTTTTTGAGGATTATTTTCCCGCTCTTTCAGCCATGCCTCAAATGCTTGAACATTTTCTTCGTGCGTATAGAACTCTCGAATGACAGGGAGCAGTGATGCAGCCAGCCCTTTGATTGCCCACAAATCAGGTTCGACTTTATCGAGGTTGTAATCTTTCACATCTATGACTGTGCCATCCTTGTCAAGATGGATGACGCTGACGGGTATTCTGTTAAACTTCTCATCCATCTTTTCTCGGCTCCTCAGTGGTGGAATCTATCCGGATTTGTAATCGGTGCTTCTTAGGTCGTCAGGCACTTCATCCGGAAAGTTCTCGGCAAACCAGCGGAATGGTATTAGGACCATATCCGGCAGACCGTTTTCTGTTATTACGAATCCGATGTCCTCGTTGTCAATACGTTCCAGGATTTCATCCAGTTTTTCGACGAGCAGGGTTTGCTCGATGCGTTCCATTTCGGATAGTGGCGGCAGTCTTTTCATTTTGACATCCCCTTATTCCTGCTGCGATGTGCTTTCTCCCGAAGATACAGGGACAGGCTTCAGCGTACCGGTTATGTAATCATACAGAGCTTCGGGCTCTTTGAGACAATACTTCATGGTGCAATCTGCTTCCCATACCGTATAGTCATCGGTCGCTTCATACAGCCACCAATCGATGTAGTCGTATTGGTCATTGACCGCTTCTTTCAAAACATCTCTAAGTGCCAGAAGATACTTGTTTTCGGCACCGAATACAAAGTGGCCATCGCCAACCAGGTTGAGTGCTTTGCTGAACTGCTCATCAATGGACTCTTGATCTTTGATCATTCGGAGCGCTTTGCAGAAACCTTCTTTACTTAGCATTGGCGCTATTCCTCTCTTGACCTTCCTGTTCCTCTTTCCACATTTTGAGGAGTTTAATCGCATGATCCTGTGTCTTTGGGTCGGCACAGTATTCGAAGAACTGCACCGCGGCTTCTTCCGGCGTGAGGCCATAATGCTTTAGCACCTCGGTTACCTGTGTCAGCAGTTCCGCATCGATTTCAATGGTAATCGTTACTTTGCCATCATCCATCATGCTGTTCCTCCGATTCTTTAAGATTGTCGTATTGTGGTTCCTCGGAGTAAAAGACCTGCATATCATCCAATCGGAGACACGACAGTCTTCCAAGTGCTCCTGACCAAGGGTCACCCTTTTCAGGGAGCATACAGCCGCAGTCGATTCCGATCCAGCTCTTTGCATCCCATATTGCCATTGGGTTATCATACTGGAAACGGATAGTTGGCGTGTGTCCGAAGATGACTGTACAGTCCTCCAGAACAGGGAAACTGTCAAATCGCATCCAGACGGCAAAGTCTCGCTCACACTCATATTTACGACCGTAGGTCTCATACAGCTCGGCAGGCGCTGCGTGGGTCAGAATGAATTGCCTGCCATTCACCGTGATTTCCATGTTTACAGGCAGCTTCTCCAAATACTCGAATATCTCCTGACGAACGGTTTTCTTTATGTGCTTCAGATAATTATGTGTTATCTCGCCTCCATTTCTATACCACAGAGACTGCTTACGCTCATAGTAGTATTCAGGCCACTCCTCATCCTCTGGGGGTGGGTAGTAGAGAGCATTCATCATCATTAATTCGTGGTTACCCAGAAGCATTTTGGCATTTGACATCGCCATGATCTGACGAAGGATTTTGATGCCATCCGGGTTTCTGTCTATCACATCTCCAAGGACATAGAGGGTGTCCTCGGGCTGTAGGTTGATTTGCTTCATGACGGAATCAAAGCGTCGTTTTTGTCCATGAATATCGGACATTACATAAATCATGGTGTTCCACCTCCTTTTCTGTAACACGAACAATTACCATATTTCAGAGCGAATAGCTATCAAAAAATCACAATTCACAGATAATGATCCTGATTGGCATTTCCGATGACCTATCAGTCACGAAGTACGGGATGGTCTGTCGAAAAATCTGGATTTGGTCTTGAATCCTGACAAGCAGCCCTTTGAGTAAATCCTTTGAAATGTATCCATCGTTTTCATTCTCAACAGGCTTTTGAAGTAGTATCTCCAAGTCAGAGAGGTTGCCCCAAATGAAAAAATCCCATGAGTCGAATGTACTGCGTTCAAATGCTGGATTTTCTGCGCAGATGATATCCTGAGTTTCTGCTGCCAGGTCAGAAAAGCAGATTCTCTCTTTACTAAGAGCCAGCTCATCATGTGCGCTGGAGAAGATATCTCGTTCGGGCGCAGTATACAGATAGCGGTGTCTGAGTTCTCCATTTGCGTGTCGATGCCACTGATCGATGTTGAACCATTGACCATTGAAGAATAGCTCTACTGTGTAGCCGAGCCATTTACTCATGTGGTGCGCCTCCTATCGCCAAGTGCTTTGCCGTACCTCTAATGGAGTCTTCCAATTTAAGTAATCATCTTCCCCACGGGAACCCGAAATCCTTGCGTTTGATCTTGCACCGAGGGTGTCCATCTTTCCAGAAGACGATTCCCTCAATCACATGGGTTTCCAGATAAGTGCGGATGCCTTCAAAGCTCCGGTCCAGTTCAACAATGTCTTTCCCATGGGGCTTGAGTACATCGGCATCGAGGTTGTATGGGTTTGCTCTGAAATGTGGGCCGATGGCCTCATATGTTCCATCCGGTACGATTCCCATTCTGTCATACGCATCCCAGAACCATTTGTCGCCGGTTGCAGTTCGGTCACAAGGAACCCAACAAGGCAAGTGACCCGTGACAGGGTCTGCGGTCTCCTGACACTTGATGGCGTTGGACGGAATGGGTTTCCCATGCTTGGCATCGTATCTTTTGTAGAAGACGCCATCTATGACCGCACAGCAGGCGCCGTCCCATTTGATGGTAGCTACGCCGTCGCCGGTCATGACCCAAGCAAGGTCAGGGCTGATATTTGGCAGTATTCTGACAATTCGATGGTTTTCAAATTCTCGTTCAAAGAGAGTGGGTATCTTTTTCATTCACAATCATTTCTGATGCAACCTCATCTCCGCTTCCACTGAGCCATTCCTCAATAGGAATAAATCTCTCGGCATGACTGATTTTGCCAGCACAAGTGTCACAGTAGGGACTGATCCAGCCAGTAGAAGCCTTTGTTGCAGGGTTCCCACATCTGATGCAAGTTCTCGCAGATAGGCGCTCATATTTGGGGATGATGTCACGAAGCATCCGCTCTGTACAGCCAAAGTCATACCAACAGAGCGTTCCATATTTCTCCTTGATCTGGGTAATGCGGTATTGGTCGAGATACTCGGCACGTACCAATTCCTCACGGATATCTTCACACATTTGCTCCCCAAAAGCCTTTCGCCAGCCATCAGGCATGGAATCCAGTTCCGTATAGGAATAGTCGTAATCCTCTGGAACTTTTCCCGTCCAGCGGTTACGAGGTATTAGAAACGGAAATCGCTCAATCAGCTTTTGGTTCGATTCTTTATTCGATTGCATCTGAAACCCTCCTGTGTGTTTTCCTTTAGGTTGAAAAAAGCATTATTCGGATAGAGGTGATTTCTGCCCGAGGGTTTATCGCTTTCCAATCCTTGACCTGTGCGGCGACCTTCTTTTGGATCTCCTCATAATAGCGATACGCACCGGAGCGGTCATTCCATTCGAAATATTGATAAGCCTTCTTGAGTTCATCCTCCATCTTCCGATATTCGTCTATTGAGACGAAGTCCAAAATATTATCGGATTCATCATTCTGAAAGGCAGCTACTTCAGATCGAAGAGCAAATGCAGAATGTTCTTTGCCGGAAGTGTTCAGTAGCTTCAAGATGTCATCGTAGCAAACGGCAATTCGGACACTGTCCTCTGGGGTAAGCCAGTCGTTCACCGATGCCTGTAGATTTCTTGACATTTCGTCTACTGTGAACGGGTGTCCATCGCACTCAAGCTGTCGGTATGCTTTTTCAAACTGATACCTGCTGTCCGAGCGAAGCGTTGGAACAAGAATGAGATGTTCGATAGGCAGCAACTTCATCACTTGGGGGTTGATACAATGCCACTGATCATTTGCCAGAACCTCCGTAAAAATGAAATATGATGTGCTCATCTTACTCACTCCTTTCTGCGCTTCGACCGCTTTGTGATGTGGCCAACTCTCTTGCATTAGCTTCCACATCTCAAGTCTTCCGTCCAGACATAGTAAGGAATTGGCGAATGTGTCCCACGTTGGTGGGGTGGGAGATGCGTCATAAGTGATTGCAATGGAATACCCATCTTTCCCCTTTGAGGCAAGATCGGCTTTGATCTTTGCAATCCTATCTGGAGACTTGCTTTCTTCATATGTGAGGCGGTAGCAGGCAAACTTGTATCTGCCACCTTCACTGAAGGTTACCTCCATACATCTTCTCTCAAATCATTTCTCATCGGGCCCCTCAAACAGCGCACGGAAAAGAGCCACATGCTCTCCCACGAGCTGCGGATATTGGTAATAGATGTGTCGGCAAAGGCTTCGATAAAGATCGATGAAGCGGATCTCATCGCAGAAATCGCAGAGGCCATCCATGATTTGTTCTAACTGCTGCTCGTCGGTGATTTGATCCTTCAGCACCCGTTCGACCAATAAAGAGTAGTGCGCGTATGCTGTGTCTCGCAGCTTGCTGATCCCCTCGACTATATTGCGGAGTTTCTCCATTGCGTGTTGGCATTCATCCATTTGTCTGTCCTCTTTTGTCATATAGTTCTCGCAGCTCTGCTTCTCTCTTTTCTGTGATGGCTTTGCTGTAATAGGTTGGGCGACCTGAGTGGTACTCTTCTGCCATCCATTCATCGAGATCAAAACTCCACTTGTGGGGTCCGAACTCGTCCGGGTAGTTCTTAATGAGAATGTGCTGCTTCTCACGGATCTGCTCTATGATAGGGGCGATATCATATTCCGAGAATATCCTGGCACCTTTCAACACATGGAGGATCTCGTTGCCCCACACTCGCTCATCAACGCCGCTGTACTTTTCAAAATCAGTGCTGTCTGGATGCTCCTCAATTTTACCGCCATAGGAGATCAGAAGACAGTCATCTTTTAGGAAGTGATTGATCCACAGGTTCGGGATGTACTGCAAGTCGGTAATACCTTTTGTGGAGAGGAAGCCCCACAGCTTATAGTATCTGCCAAAGACATACCATTCCGGGAGATCTTCCTCTTTGATTTTCGTTTTGTGATGTCCTGAAAAGAGAGTGAAGTCATCGTTCTGAATCCAGCACAGCTTGTGGTTTCTCCATACTCGGCGCTCAACAGTGTAGAGATTGCTCTTGAAACGACTCATTTGAAACCTCGCTTTATCATTTCCAGTGACACAACATCGTGGAACAGGAAGCGAAGCTTGTCAATTTGCTTCTCTATGTGCCAGTGTCCGCAAAGCCATGCCTTATAATCCACTTTTTCTTCTATCCCATCAAGCCATCGCTCTGTGCTGTCATCAACTGTGCTCTGATCGATCATGGGTAAAAACGCATCTCGCGGTTCGTACTTATAGGGGCAGGTATGAGAGAGAACAATGTCAATTCTGTTTTTCGTGATTTGATCTTCCACATATGTCTTGATTTCTGCCGAGGGCTGCTCATCAGCAAACCACAGCAGATCGTTTTCCAGTCGGTAGTATTTGTCTACGCTATAAGCGCCGCCGATGACCAGATGCCGGGTTCCTTCCATAGTGAAGATGTCTCCGTCCCTGGCGAAGAGTAAGTTCGGATACTCATCCTCGTACCACACAAGGCCACCATTCCATTCTTTCTGCTTATAGCCTGCGAGAGTGTCTGGACGCCGTTCATGGTTTCCGTGAATACAGAAGACGGTGGGCTTTATTTTGGCAAGCGTATCTTTGCAATACCGATCCCGCCTGTTGCCGTAATAGTTCGCTCCGACATCACCAAGGATGACGATTATGTCCGATTCTGTGAGCTCATAGTGTTGGGCAAAAGCGATGATTCCTTTCGCACTGCCGTGAATATCGCCGGTGTAATAGATCATTCATCCTCATCCTTTCTGGCTTGACCGGATTATAGCATCAATAGAATTGAAAATCTCGCAAAAGCCCAAATCATAATCGTTTTGGGCGAAAACATAATCGTTTTTTGCACGCAACAGACCACAGGTCAATCTCTTAACCTGTGGTCTGTTGCTATTTGATATTCAGTTGATAAAATGATTACCATTCATCCTTGAGGAGATGGTGGTGCGAGCGTAGAGCGTTCTTGGTTGTTTTCAGCACATCCAACAGGACATATGTTTCATACGGGGTGCAGTTGGCAAAGATTTTCTGCGCCTCGGCATTAGACATCTCAGTCGCACCCGTGAGCTGCCTGTTCAGGAGCGTATCAGTCGACACCTCCAGCGCATTGGCGATGCCAACAAAAGTTTCGAGACTCATAACCTTTGTACCGCACTCGAGATAGCTGATGTATCCAGCGGACTTGTCGATCATGGTGGACAGCACCGCTTGGGAGATACGCTTGTTCTTCCTGATTTTCTGGATTCTTTGACCAAGGACATAGTAATTGAGTTGCATAGAGAAACCTCCTTAAAAATTTTGGCAACTCAATTATATTTGAACCACTATTTTATAGCGGTACGATTATATAAACTTGACCTTCGCATATTATATACTAACTTAAATTATAGTCGTTAGCTTATATCCAGCGAAGGGGAGGTGAGCTGGTCATGTATGAACAACAGGATCTGAAGCTGGTCGGCTCACGCATCAAAGCTGTTCGAATCAGCAGAGGCATGAGCCAAGCGGATTTGGCAGTCGAAGCTTCTGTTTCACTGCCGCTGATTAGCAACATCGAACGAGGAAAAACGGGGATGCAACTTGAGACTTTCGTCAAAGTGGCGGAAGCCCTTCAGGTATCTGCAGACTATTTGCTCCGCCCAGATGTACCGGAGGTCAAAGCAATCTATCAAGGTGAGTTTGCGGAGCTCCTTGAAGACTGCTCGGCCAGTGAGATGGAAACCATCTTAAAGATTGTCCGAGAGGTCAAAGCCTCCATGCATAAGAAGCAGAATAATGATTAATTATCGGATTGGGTGACCAATCCGATAATTTTTTTGTCATTTCCATACCATAGGTCAAGATGCTGACCTATGGTATCTTCTTATTTTTAAGCATTTTCCCTATAATTCACCCAAAAGGGCTTGCCCAAATGCCGGAGGAAAACATGGAAAACACGAAGCTGCTGCCTTTAGGTACTGAACAAGGACTCGAAGAGACTGAGTATCCCTCCTTTGACCTGTGCCTGGGAGAAAACATGGTATCACCCCTTGTGGCACAACACAGGCAGTGGTTGAAAACTATCCGCCATGAAGTACCTAACCCCAAGATCCCGTTCAAGGTTGCAGTGTACATCCGCTTTTTCAACCAGACGAAATATAGAGACGAGGAATATCTCGAACGCAACAAAGAGGTTTTTCGTGCTACGCTGGCTCAGTATCCTATGTGGGAGTTTGTAGGTTTCTATATTGACAATGGATCGACCGCTCCGTATATGGAGAACTCTACAGCATGGTCTGAACTTCTGTCTGACTGCGATGCTGGGAAAGTCGATCTCATAATCACACAGAAGGTCAGCAATGTGTCCAGAGATGCCCAAGAAATGACGATTTGCGCAAGAATGCTCGCTGCTCGCAAGCCTCCTGTTGGCATCTACTTCATATCAGAAGATCTATACACTTTGGCCTCATATTATCGTGATGACCTTCGGGAACCCTGTTTCTTCCCAACACCAGACTGGAAAATCTTGCCTGATGACGAGCTGGATATGAGAGGTGCTCTCCATGAGTAAATCAGCAAAGAAAGCAGCCGACCAAGCAGAACGCGAGAAAGTACATAAGCGATACTCGAATCGGAGAGAGCCAGATGTCATCTATCCGGCAAAGAAGCAGGTCGATTTCTACGATGCTGATATTCATCAGCGTGTTGCGGTCTACGTCCGAGTTTCAACTGATAATCTGGGTCAGGAGACTTCTTATGAGCTCCAGAAGAACTATTATGAGGAGTTTGTCTTGAAGCATCCTAATTGGAAGCTTGTAAAGATCTATGCCGACAAAGGAATCTCAGGCACTTCGACAAAGCACCGCGTTGAGCTAAACCAAATGCTCGCTGACAGCAGAGCCGGAAAAATCGACTTGATCATCACCAAATCAGTTTCGCGTCTTGCCAGAAATACCGTTGACTGTATTACTATGGTGCGTAATCTTGCGGAGCTCCGCAATCCAGTGGGCGTTTTCTTCGAGAGTGAATGCATTTTCTCGTTGAACGAGGATACAAACATGCCGCTGTCTTTTTTGGCTTCCATTGCGGAAAACGAGTCCCGCATTCGAAGCCGCAGTATGGAAGTTTCGCTTGCTCAGCGGTTGAATGGAGGACTTCCTCTGACACCCAAGCTGTTGGGCTATTCTCATGATACTGACGGCAGGCTGGTGATCAATCCGGACGAGGCTCCGACCGTCAAACTCATATTCTACATGTATCTGTCCGGATATTCTTCATCGCATATCGCAAAAACCCTCGAGGCGCTTGGTAAGAGGACATTCCTTGGTAATTCCAAGTGGACTTCCGGCACCGTTATTCAGGTCTTGAGGAATGAGCGGCATTGTGGTGATGTTCTCACAAGAAAGACATTCACGCCTGATGTGATCAGTCATAAGTCCAAGAAAAACAGAGGAGAACGGCAGCAGAGCCTGTATAAAGGAGAACACGAGGCAATCGTTTCAAGGGACGATTATATAGCCGTTCAGCACATGATCAATAATGCTAAATACGGTGGAAAGTCTATTCTGCCGGAGCTTCGGGTAATTGAATCTGGCGTTCTAAAAGGATTTGTCACGATTAGCCCCAAGTGGGCAGGTTTCAAGGCAGCCGATTATTTACAGGCTTCCATGAGTGTCTACACGGACGATACATATTACGGCCAGCCCACAGAGGGCAACGCTACATTTGAGGTGGCAGCTGGAGATTTTGATTTGCGCGGCTTTGAAGTTACGAATTCATCTCTCTTTGATGCGAACAAAAGACCGTATGTCTTATTTCAGAGCAAACAAATCAAGTTCAGCACAGATTGTGTCAGGCAGTTCGGGAAGGACAACAAAGTTGAACTGCTGATCCATCCGGGATTGCGGAAGCTCGCTGTTCGTCGCGCCTCTAAGGATTCTCGCCAGTGTGTACAGTGGTCAAGACCTGACGATGGAAAATACTATGCCAAAGAGATACCGTGTACCGCATTTGGTGGAACCCTATTCGAACTGCTCGATTGGGAAACCGATTTTAAGTTCAGGGCCTATGGTAGACTCCTCCAAAACGAAGGGGATTCGGTGTTCATATTTGATTTGAGTGAACCCGAGATTTTTATCCAGTCCTATCTCATGACGGGGACAGATTCTCCCATCAGCGGCGACGGTGAGCTTTCTCCTCTCTCCGTATCAGGAAAGCGTATTCGGGCAGTTCCTAAGAAACTGGCAGACAGGTTTGGTAGTGACTTTTACTCTCACAGACTTACCTCATCTTCACCGGAATTACAAAGTGAAGATGCATGGAAGCTTTGGCTGGAAGGCCAACTCTTTGAAACCGGTGAGAAGCTTCGAGTCACCAAGTTTGATGAAATGCAGCGATTCATAGCAGAGCAATTAGCCCCCATAAAGCAGATGGAAGAGGTGGATTTTAATGCCTGAAAAAAACAATATTCCAATCTTTCGGAATCTTGATGGAGTGTACTACCGCGTGGTTCGTGATGGTATACATGTCAACAGATGCTTTTCTGATTTGTCCGAAGCCGAGCAGGATGTGATCATGGCAGAGTATAACGCGGAACAACTCAGACGGCTTTGTCACTATCTCAGCATGAGCCTACGCCAGATTGGAGATGCGCTGGATCTTGTCAGAGACGAATGAAAGGAGAGCAGAATGGAAGTAGAGAATCAGGTTTCTTTCATCTCACCGATGCTACAGAATACTCAATTTGGCAATGTCGATGATGAAACTACCATTACCTTTAAGGAGGATGTGGACACGCCAATGACAATCGACGCATCGGCACCAGGCGATGTGATCGAACTTAGTGACGACTTCGATTTTGATGGGTATCAGGTGGTTCGTAGGGAGTTCTTCGCTCATACTTTCGAGCCGTCTATCACCTTCAACAATTACAAAGTTTACGTCAATACTGCCTGCTTAAACAAGTTTCCCCATGCAGACTGTGTACAGCTCTTGATCAATCGAGAGTCGCACATTCTTGCACTACGCCCTTGCGCCGAGTCAGAGCGAGACGCATTCGCGTGGTGCAACACATCTGGCGGGAAGAGGAGGCCCCGCCAGGTGACGGGTAAGTTCTTCTTTGCAAAGCTCTTTGAGCTGATGGACTGGAATATTGATTACAGGTACAAGCTGCTTGGCAAGGTCATCCATGCTAATGATGAGTATCTGATTGTATTCGACTTGAACGCCTCCGAGATTTATCAGCGTATTGCAAAAGACGGAGGCAAGCCCAAGACTGCGCGTACACCTGTATTCCCGGCCGGTTGGAAGGATCAGTTCGGCTTGCCTTATCGTGAGCACCAGAAGTCCCTGCAGATCAATATCTTTGACGGATACGCAATCTATGGAATCAAGGATAGCACTGTATCCTCCACGGCATCCGTGGAAAATGTCACATCAGCCCATAACGCATATCAACCAGAGGTACCTGTGCAGGAGGGGAGTGTAAATGGGTAGTACGGATAACAGCGCGATCATGACCATTGACTTAAAGTGGAATCGCTTTCGCATACATAAGTCCACCCTGAACAAAATGGGGAATCCGCAATATGTTCAATTTCTGGTCAATCCAGAAGAAATGTTCATTGCTGTACTTGGCTCAGATCGCCCCCTCACTGGTGGCACCTCCAACCGAGTGAAATTGGTTCAAACATCACGCCATTATTCTGTTGAGTTCTACAGCAATACGCTCCTGTGCGCTTTGGTCAATATGATCGGTACTCTCGACTTCCAATACAGTTATCGTATGAGCGGAGAGGTGGATGTTGCAAACAGAGTAGCCTATTTCTCCATGAAAACCTTAAAGAAAAATGAGAGGAGACCTCCCAGCGATGGATAAAGGATTTGCGGTGTTGGAGATCGACCCGGAATTCAAGACACTCATTCGCCCTTTACGGAAGGATGAGTATCTTCAACTCGAAGTAAATCTTGCAGTAGACGGCTGCAGAGAGCCGATCATCACATGGAATAACATCATCATTGATGGTCATAACCGCTACGAGATATGTAATCGGCTGCACATCCCCTATGCTGTACAGAAAATGCCATTTGAGAACCGAGAGCAAGCGATTGTATGGATCTGCAGCAATCAGCTTGGTCGCCGAAATATCACGGAGGAAACCAGACGATATCTCATTGGAAAGCAGTATGAACTTGAGAAAGTAGCGCGTAAGCATCCGCCCAACATCAATGGGTTCAACCAGTATAAACGGAGAAACAAGGGTGAGCGAGGCGAGACTTTTCGGCGCACAGCCCAGAAGTTCAGCGCTCAATATAATGTATCTACTGGATCTGTGCAGAAGTATGCGATCTTCAGTAAGGCGTTAGACGTTGTTGGACAGGCAGACCCTGAACTTCCTGGCAAAGTGCTTTCTGGCACTTTCAAAATATCTCACGAGAACCTTGTGGCCCTTTCGAAAATGCCGCCGGAAGAGATTAGGCGGATCGGGACAAGACCCGAAGACCTACAGCACCCGTTCACCAGTTACAGTGACACACGAAAAGAATTTGCTGATACAGATGAGGAGCCAGTTGAATCTATGCAGGAAACTTTACCTCTTATCAAAATTCCCCCTATGCACGACCCGGATGCCGAAATCGCCGGTTTGACTCTGACCGTTCCGTCATGGGTCAGTTCCATCGAGCGAGCCAGAAACAATGCGGATATGAACGCCGCTTCAACGAGTGCAAAAAGCAAACTTGAGGAGGCGCTGTTGTCGCTACAGGAGAAGGTGTCCGAGATGCTCTCAGAAATCAGGGAGGTAGACTAATGCAAGACTTCAGCAGATTTGTTCCGAATGTCCACTTCGAGCAGATCCCGATCAAAAATCTCGTTTCTAATCAGGAATACCAGCGGCCATTGTCTCAGGCTCAGGTTGAAAAAGCCATCGAGGATTTCGACCTGAACCAAATCAACCCGGTAAAGGTGAGCCGCCGTGATGGTGTCAACTATGTCTTTAATGGTCAGCACACCATAGAGATCGTTGCTACTGTATCCGGTTCGCGGGAGACTCCTGTTTGGTGCATGATTTATGACAGCTTAGATTACAAGAACGAAGCAGACATTTTTGCAAATCAGATGAAGCATGTGCGCCCATTGAAGCCTTATGAGATATTCATGGCTAATATCGAAGCAGGAAATGAGCAGCAGCTTGTTATTAAGCGGCTCGTTGAATCCTATTCTCTTTCTATTGGGCCGACCAAAGCATATGGCGTGATCTGTGCGGTTGCCACGCTGGAGCGGATCTACACCAAATATGGTTACCATGTGCTTGACCGAACTTTGCGGCTCTGCGTTGGTACATGGGAGGGGGATATCGACTCTCTGGGGGCAAATGTATTAGCCGGTGTTGCGAGAATGGTCGTAGCATTTGGTGACCAGCTTCGTGACGAAACCTTTAAGGAGAGGGTTGGCTTCATGTCTGTTCGGCAGTTGTCTCGCATCGCTAAAGAGCGTGGAGCAGGGTCTCTTTGCTACGCCGAAGCTATGCTCGTTGCTTATAACCGAAAATGCAAATATACCTTGCGAATGACGAAGCTGCATTCTGGGAAGGTTGCTGCGGAAGATGACTTTGTAGAGGAAAACGAAGAACCCCTTGCAGACGATCCTGTCCTTGAGGAATAGCACACGCGGAATGCTCTTTGGCTTGTGACTGGCAAAAAAAGATCCCCCTTGCTCGAAGGGAGATCTGATGGTGAATCAAGCTGTGTTATTCAAGAGCCAGCGAGAAGGCCGGCCGCATATATTCCTGTGCGCTCCGGCTTAATCCGCATTCTGCTGCCAGCCGATTCCAGTTATCACGGACGGTTTTCAGGACATCCGCTGCCATAGCCGCTGCGTCCTTGGTGCTGATCTCACAATACGGAGCGATCTCCAGCGCAAGGTCGAGGGAGATCGTTGCATCGTCCTCATTTACGCAGAGGGACAGCTCGTCACCCTCCGGGACGGGGTTTACATCGTACAAGGGTGAGAGATGCCAGCCATCCGCCTTGAGGATAAAGCCGTGGTTTCTCATGTGGTCATCCGTATTGGAAACAGCCATATTGAACACGATCCGCTTCCATAGCTCCGTCAAATCTCTCTTGGGAGCAGCGCCGTTGGCCTTGATAAAGGACACCAGCTCAAGATAACTGGAGCCGTCCGCAGCCGATGCCCCATCCGTTTTTCCGAGCATTGTCATGGCGGACGCGAAATGAATCCGCGCAGCACCATTCCGGTCAAACCGTCGTACAAGGAAGGTGCTTCCGTACTTGGAGAAGTCGATCAGCATGGACTCGGGAACATCCAAGCCGCAAAGTCTTGCAAGGTCATGGGTGACCTTTTCCCATGCGCCCACGTTAACATCATCGTGCTTGGACGGAAACTTGGCGATCCACAGATTTCCGCTTGTGTCCAGAACGGTGGCCTTCGGACGAGCGCCACCCAGCGAGGAACCGGGCTTGATGAGCTGATTGATCCATTTCTGTTCGAGACCGGACTCATCGTTTTCAAATTGACGGGAGGCTTCCTCCAGCGTTCGCAAGCTGGTCCAGGGAGGCGTCGGGGTTTTTGAATCATCCGAAAGGAACGGGCCGTCTTTGTCCAGCTTGAAGCGGATCGCGCCCATCCGAGTCTCGTCGTAGACGCCCATCAGGAAGTCGCTGTCTAAGAGCTTTCGAGGCTTCCGGCCTTCCTGCTCCGCCAATATTCTTTCTCTGCGCGTCATCAGCAGGCGGCCCCAGCGGTCGGGGGAAGAGTCGGCGAAAAGACCGAACACATTTTTTGCACCGGTGGGATACTGCCGCCCGGCATACAGTTGAAGATCCGGGTCGAGATACATGTAGTTTGCGCTGCTTTTTAACCAGTCAGCATCATACTCAAAGGAGTAGCTCTCCCGGCCACGGACATTCTCCACGAAGAGAGTCCCCAGGAAGTTTGGCGTTGTAGATCTGAAGCTCTCATAGACATAAATTACTTTTTGGTTTGACGCCACGGTTAATCACCTCCGTTTCGTGGTGCTCTCTTGCGCATGGTAAGTTCAAGGTCTTGGAGTTTACGCCCCAGCTCATCATCCTTTGCAACGAGCAGAAGGTCTTTATCCATATTGTTCAGTGCATGCAGAACTGCGGCATAGATCCCAATCGCGACAGAGGGGTTTCCCTTTTCAACATTCCACACTGTGGCTCGGCTCACACCAGCTCTTTCCGCGACTAATTCGGCAGACAGATGCCGCCGTAATCTGGCAAGTTTGATCTGTTCTCCCAGCTGTTCCAAAATCGCCTGCGTCTGCGGCAGCACCGCAACACTCTTTCGTCCCATTCTGCACACCACCTCTACATCATCTTTGTGCTTGCTATTATAGACGATACATCTATAATTGTCAATAAATAAAGACATTAAAAGGCGGCGTGTTTGCGATTATCCCATGCTTCATTGTGTGCTGACTACCTTACCGATATGCATCCGGCCTTATGCCTGATTGGGGGGGAAATTCTATGGAAGTAATCATTCATTTGTCGCGCTCAAAGGAAGGTCAGGAGGAACTTGCCAAGCGCGTTGCAACTGTCCATGCACAGTTGATTTATAATTACATCTCAAGGTTGGAGTGTTCAACAGAGCAAAAGGTCGCCCTTCTCGATGCGATTCAAGAGAACATCCACGATGAAATAAAGAAAGAGAAAGAGGGATGATCCCTCAATCTCCTACACTTAGACGGATTCTTCGACAAGGTATCCGCCACCGAAGATGATTTCTAGCTTGCCGCCAGGATAGACCTTAATGCATTCTACCATCTGACGGACGATGGAGTCATCGTACTCCATGCATTTGCTTTCTCTTTCTGAGATGATGGCTTGGATCTGCTCGAGGCGGCTCTGTTCGCCGTTATCCTTGGCAGTACTTTCTTGAATGGCAGCTATACGCTGCTTGAGAAGTTCTGTTTCTTGTGACAGTGTCATGAACTCGCTTTCATGGGCCTCGATGCCATCGCCGGAGCTGACACTCTCATTGACAAGCGCTAGCATCTTATTGTTTAGGGCTTCGACCTTTCTCTCCAACATATCTACTTCTTCCGGATCTCCATTAAGGCCGAGGGCTTCGCTGATGGTCGCTCTCATGAGTGCCTTATAGGTGGCGTTATCTTGCTCGTTAAACTTGTTGACCGCTCGAACGATGGCCTCCTGTAGCTTGTCCTCCATAATGGTGGGGGAATCGCTGCAGTATTTCTTGCCGTAGTCCAGTCGGCTGATGCAGCGCCACACGATGCGCTTGACACCGTTCCTTGACCATGTCACACGGCGATAGCGAGTACCGCAGTTGCCGCAGATGAGGACATCGGTCAGGGCGTAGCGGGAATATTTTCCGGTGGATGTGATGGAACTCTTTGCGGAGCCTGGCGTTTTCGTTTTACGCCTTGCCAGTTCTTCCTGAACTTTGTTGAAGGTCACTCTGTCGATGATAGCTGGATGGTTATTCTGCACATAGTACATTGGAGCTTCGCCGGTGTTCTTTTTCCGCTTCTTTTCGATGCAGTCAATTGTGACGGATTTTTGCAGGATCGCATCTCCGCAGTATCGCTCGTTGGAGAGCATATTCATGATCATGCCCTTGCTAAAGCTGATGGTTTTGCCGGGGACATCATAGTTCTCAGCCTGCATCATCTTGGAGATTTTATCCACGGTTTCCCCAGCCAGATAGAGGTTGAAGATGCGTTCCACGATGACCGCTTCGCTCGGTACAATCTCCGGCTCACCGTCAGCGCCCTTTCTATAGCCAAGAAACCGCTTGTACATAAACACTGGGGTTCCTTCCTCGAACTTCTTGCGGACGCTCCATGTGATATTCTTGCTGATGCTCTCGGATTCAGACTGTGCGAAGCCCGCATAGATGACCAGATACAGTTCGCTATCCGTCTTGAGTGTATCGATCTGCTGCTCCTCAAAGTAGACGCCGATGCCTTTGGACTTGAGCATTCGGACATAGTCAAGGCAGTCCACCGTATTTCTTGCAAATCGGGATACGGACTTAGTAATGATGTAATCGATCTTTCCGGCCACACAATCGTTGATCATTTTGTTGAACTCAGGCCGCTTGTTGGCTCTTGTGCCGGATTTACCCTCATCAGCGAACAGACCTGCGAAGCACCAGTCTTTACGACTGGCGATCATCTCGGTGTACACCTTCTTTTGGTTGGCATAGGAGACGAGCTGTTCTTCGCTATCTGTCGAGACTCGGCAGTATGCCGCCACTCTTTTCTGTCTGTATTTTTCTTTGTCTACCGTCATGGAGCGTTTCGGCTCTATGACAGTGACAATTTTCTTAGGGACTTTCGTTACTCCCATCGTCCAGCGTGACCTCCGTTTCTGTCTTAGTATGAAGCACCACTCTGCCTTGTTCGCCGAGCGTGATGTATGAGGCGAGGGCGGTAAAGTAATCTCGATTGAATTCATCCTGCGTGACCATCGTATGTGCCAGTTTCCTTGCGAGCGATACTGTGAGGTTCAACTTGGCATTGCTTTGCTCGTACATCAGCGCTGCCATCTCGATGGTCTTTTCGATGATGTAATCCTCGTTTGGAACGTCACGCTCCAGCTCCAGAGCGATATCGTTTCCTACCTTGGTGACCTTCGCGTCCGGCTCATACCGTTTCTTGGGCTTCGGCTGGAGCAGATGGTCATTGAGGATAATCCGATTGATGAGGACGGTAATGGTTTCGATGAGTTGGGTATCGCTGATGCGAACTCTAATGCCGCAGTCATCGTTAGTGCAGTTCCAGCTCTCTCGAATGCGATGCTTCATACTGACACGACGCTTCATTGGCTGACCGCAGTTGTCGCACCGAACGAAGTCACGGAGCAGGTCGATGGCATCGTTTTCCTTTTCGCAGGTCTTGCGCTGCCGCGCCGTTTTCAGGCTGACTGCCGCTTCATACATATCTTCATCTATGATGGGGTCGTATTCTTCAGTCCCAATATATTTGGCGTTGTCGATGATTCTTGCGATACGGGCTTTATCCCATGTAGTGGTCCTCTGTGTATATGGAATCTGACGACCGGTCAGTTCTTCCGCAATTGCTTTGAGAGAAGCGCCATCCAGATATGCCTTAAAGATCTCTCGGATGATCTCTGCTTCCTCAGTTGAGATGACCGTTCTGCCATTTCGCATCGTGTATCCGTATGGGATGTACCGTATCTTTTTCATGAGTGCCTCCTATATGCGTTCTCTGAATCGAAGCCCGCCAAGGAGTTCCACGGACATTTCGTCCTCTTTATTGATTTGGATGGACTTCACAATTTCCAGAAAGAGCTTCTCATCGAATGCTTCGGGGGGTTCTTCCAGTTCGAAGATGAGCATTTTTAGTTTCTTGACTTCCTCAAGCATGATGGCGGCTTTTGAATTGAACTTCTCCTGTCTGACGTCCTTGAGTTTTGCCAGCTCTGCGCCGATCTCGTTGGCTTGCGCCTGATAGACTTCAGGGGCGAGGTATCCCTTGGACCGGAGTTGTTCAAGCATGAGCAGTTTCGCATTCAACTCAGCGATGCTCTTGCTTAAATCACGCGCAGCCAGATTGTTTCGCTTCATAGCTGCTAGTGTCATCTCCAGCCGGCTGATGACCTGTCCGAGAATGTTATCTTCAGAGAACCGCAGCTTGTTCACCATGGAGATGAAGCCGTCGTAGATCCTTTCTTCGCTGTAGTAGTTGGAGTCGCAGGCCGTGCTGTCATCTTTGTGAAGGGAGCACACCCACTTCACAGTCCCCGACACGATTCTTCGCCTATAGAAAGAGCCACACTCAGAACACTGAATGCGGCTCGTAAGCGGATAGATATTTTGTGTTGTTGCTTTGGCGAAGACATCCTTGCGCTTTTCAATAAGGATCTGTGCGGCATCGAATACATCCTTTTCGACGATGCCGGGGTGGGTACCCTTTGCGTAGAAGCGATCTTCCTGTCCACGATTGGGGTGTTGGTTGAAGGGAACGGTGGTTTCTCGGTAGGTCTTTTGATAAAAGCTGTCGCCGATGTACCTTTCGTTCTTCAGAATATATGCCACGCGACTTGGTCGCCAGATTTCCTTTCCGGCCTTGGTAGGGATGTTGAGTTTGTTCAGCTCTCTTGCGATCTCACTTGTGGAGAAGCCCTGCAAGTACAGAGCGAAGATATTCCGCACAATGCCTGCTTCCGGCTCGTACACGGTCAGCATCTTATCGACCAACCGGTATCCGTAAGGGGCGTTGCTGTCCACATACTCGCCAAGTTCCATGCGTTTGACGATTGAGAGACGCTGGTTCATAGAGATGGACTGCGATTCCTCCTGCGCCAGAGCAGAGAAGGTATTAAGAAGCATCTCGTCACCCATAGAGAGCGTCGAGATGCCTTCCTTTTCAAACTGTACGCCCACACCCAGCAACTTGAGCTTTCTTACATAGGCCAGAGCGTCTTTTGTGTTTCGTGCGAAGCGGGAGATGGACTTCGTTATGATGAGGTCAATTTGCTTGAGCTCACACATGCGAATCATCCGCTGAAATTCATCACGGGTTTCGCTTTTCATGCCAGTAAGCCCTTCATCGGCGAAGATGTCCACCAGTTCCCAATCGTCGCGTGCTCCGATGCATTTTTTGTATGCTCGGATCTGTGCGGCATAGGAGTTGAGCTGATCGGCAGAGTTGGAAGACACTCGGCAGTAAGCTGCAACCTGCATCTTCTTCGTGCTCTGCCTTGTGATAGGGGTGATGAGCCGTACTTCAGGCATTTCGGTGTCCTCCTCTCTCGTTTTTTGGTTGGTATCATATTATGATACCAACCACTTTTGGCAAACCACATTATACTGATAACTCTTCTGAATAGCTACCAAAACAATTGGAACAGCGCAGAATTGACCTTATGCACAATTTTCAGTGGGCTAATACGATATCCGCGCCGGTAAGCTTCATATAGTATTTTTTTGCCCTGGTATACTCCTTTTCTGTGATCAACTCCTGCGCAAGGAGATCCTTCAGCATATCAACAATAAAGAGAAAATTGGCGTTCTTGGTGTTCTTGTTTGACAGCACGGTGCTACCTCCTCGTAGTTGATTTCGTGTTTATAGAAATGAGCAGAGGCAGCAGTTACAGTATAGTCTGCTGCCTTTGGCGGTTTCGCTGCTCCATGTAGTACACACTGCAAAGAGCAACTTTTCAATATAATTATGCCGAAATTATTGGCACTTTTCAAAATTGCAGATGATAGGAATCTAAGGACAAGTTTTGTCCTCACATTTCTATCATCAAAAAGGCGGGAGCCGTCCATTGGTTGGAAGAATATTGCTTTCCCATGGCATGGTTCGGCTCCCGCCGCATTTGTGTTCTTGCTTACTAATGATCCTATTCGACACTACTCCCCGGATCGTGGGCGGCTAAACTGACCAGTGGCTGGCACCACCCTCCGGGAATCTCACCCCTCCGAGGATCTCTCCGAGCTGCCCCCATTGCTTGAGTCTGTGGCTGGACAGTGAGTACAGGTCAACGGTATCATTGCGAGACAGCTTGCCAAAGCTGCTTTGGGCTGGGTGGGTATCGCTCGGCACCTTAGTAGGCCGTCTTTTATGCGGAGTTTTCCGCACAGGTGGGTCTTGGCGCACCCGCCGCATCGCTGTTCCCCTTCGTCAGGGGCCCGTTGGCTGACGTTATCAGTCGCCGGATATGCAGTTTTCAATGTTCACAAGAAAGAAGGTAAATTCCTTCTCACTTGTATAGGGGAAGATGTGAGAAATAATTTCGGGTTATTCGGCAAAGTTTTTCAATACTTTTTTCAGGTCGCGGAGAATACGCTTCCGTCTTTCACTCAGCGTGGAAATCGCACAACCCTTTTCTTCGCCATACTCAGAGAGAGTCTTGCCCTCAAAGTAGAGAGCTCTGATCAAGTCACAGTCACTCTCGCTTAATTGGTCCAATGCTTTGTAAAGGGCCTCCAGGAGCATCCTCTCGCTAACGGCATTGTCCACTGCTTCAGGGTCGCCGATGAATTCTCGGAAATTGTCATAACCGCCGTCTTCGCCACCAATCAGACTGCTCATCTGGATCTCGTGCTTAAAAAAGGACTGATTGTTGTCTGCAATATTCCATCCAGAGCGGCGATAGGCGTTGTATACTTCGTGTGTGACCGTAACGCGCTCAATCTTGCGGGTGGCGGGATCGTAGGACTCGACGATATAAGTTTTCTTAGACATTTTTTGATCTCCTTTTGATTTTTTGAATTTTGAAAGGTTCAAAAAATCGGAGATCAAGGATATTGAGCGATATAGGGTTCCCAAAGGCTAGTCAGCATTGTTACCTCCGTTAGGGGGCAACAGCATAAAAAAGCCGGGCATCAAGAAGATAGGTACATTTCGCAGTGACCTTTTCTTCTCAATGCCCGGCAATTTGGTGTCTCATAGACTTCCTAATCTAAGGACCCGTGGCTCGGTGCAATCAGCTTTCTTGTTCTGTTGTCGTTTACTCTTATGTGTAAGTATGGCAGGATGCTCGATAGTAGGTAGCTCCCCTGCGGATTGGGGTACGATAACTCAGGTCTATCTCAACAATCTTTCGACAGTTGGGACACTTCAACTCAATGATGCCCGAAGTGGGAGTCACTTTATCAAAAATGCGCCAGTCGCATTTCGGGCAACGCTTTACAACTTTGATTTCATACGAGTTAGGTTTCATAGTATACGGTCCTCCTCATCCATTTCGACTCGAACCAAACTATAGGGGTCGGAAAGATCATTTCTTTTCAGAAGGCCAAGCTGCATCATTCGAATGGACAGCGCTGTTTTAGAAGCCCCCATAAATGATGCCATCGCTTCGAACTTCTTGTAATCGGCAGGGGCAAACACTCGGTTTAGAAGGCGCATCTGGGTTCCAAGGCCGAATCGCTCCATGCTTCGAACTACACATTCAGGCGGAAGTAAAATCATGGCAGCCAGTGTTTCAACCTGCCACTCCTCCCAATCCCCATTTCCTCTGTTGCTTCGGTAACAACAGTGAACGGAACGCCCACTTGCTTGGGCTCCGTAGTCGTGCGGAAACAGCATTTTCAGAATATGGTGACAGCTCTCGTGGGAAACGGTATAGTTCCTGCGGCCTATATTGGCACCCTCTTTCATGAGATCGCTTTCAATCAAAATGGTTTTTCCATCAAGCATATAATACTGTTCTTCCGTGGAGCTTGGATCTTCAGGGAACACCTCGACGCCTATATCGCAAGAAGATGTCAGGCCGATTTTTTCGCCGTTCAGAGATAATCGAGCATAATCGATACGAAGCCCCAGAAGCTCTTGGCATAGAAAGTCGATATCTACTCGCTCCAGCGCTTGGTCAGATATAGCCGGAAGTCTCTTATATGCTGCGATGACTCTCCCGCCGATAGTCTCGAGGTCATTGCGTGATAGATATTTCAATTGCATATCTCCTATATATGGAGGTTCTTTGCTTCAACAAACCACTGATCCTCGTCTTCGAAGAGATAGGTCTGTCTTCCTCCAATCATAATTGTATAACGGATGCCTGTTCCACCGACTTTTGTTGCTGCTGCTCTCTGCCTGCTGCAGACACGGTCGATAGAGTATTCCTTCCCATCTTCAAAGGTCAGAGAGACAGGCGTCTTGGTTCGGTCTGTGGCTACGATAACTAATACCTTCACCACAGCTTTATGAAATTGCATTTTCATCTCAAACGGTTTCTCCCTTCCGTCGGTGGTAGTTACTGATACATAAGTCCGGGCATGGTCACCAACTGCCTGCCGTCGTCGGGGATCTTTAAGTCACCCATAAGAATGGCATAGGAAATGGCGCGTTTGCCAAATCTCCTTCGGATGTCCTCGACAGCGTCCTCCAGAAGAATGCGGCGATCCCGTTTCTGATGATCCACGAACATAGAGAGTTGCTCTGCATCTTTCTGCGATACCAAATCAATACCGCGAATCGTGACAGCTCGAATTGGTTTATCCCACCGATACCGCTCCATAAGAAGATGAAAGCCCACTCCGGCGATTTCGTTGGGGAGCTGCGTTCTGAATGGGAGCTTACACTGGTACTGTGAGCCATACAGGTCATTTGTCCGGATGGAGACTTGAACACCACACGCCATCAACTCATGGACGCGGAGCCGATGCCCGACATCCTGGCTCAATTCCAGCATAACGCGAAACACATCTTCCGGCGTTTGCAGGTCAGCAGTACAGGTGATTCCGTGCCCGATGGACTTGACGGGGCTGACAAAGTCCTTATGCATAACACGAGAAGTATCCGTTCCGTTTGCATACATCCAGAGCTTAAGACCATTGATCCCCAGCATATGCCGCAGTGTATCCGGAGAAGTCTTTGCCAAATCCCCGATGGTGCGGATTCCGTATTGAGCCAGCTTATTTTCTGTGGCTCTGCCCACATAAAGTAGCTCTGCAGCATCGAGGGGCCAGATTTTCTCTTTGAAGTTGTCCCATTTGATTTCAGTGATTGCATCCGGCTTTCGCATGTCTGACCCGAGTTTGGCAAAAATCTTGTTGAATGACACACCGATGCTGACCGTCAGGCCAAGCTCCTCTTTTGTTGTCTGCCGGATTGCCTCGGCGATCTCCATGCCCGTTCCGCAGACACCCGAACCGGTCACATCAAGCCAGCATTCATCCATACCATATGGCTCAACAAGATCCGTATATCGGTGGTAAATTTGACGGGCCAGCTTAGAATACTTGAGGTACTGATCGTACTGGGGCGGCACAACGATTAGTCCTGGGCAAAGCTGCCGAGCTTCCCAATTCACCATGCCCGTTTTCACGCCGGCTTTCTTGGCCAAGTCTGATTTGGCCAAGACAATACCATGACGTTCTTCGGTTGATCCGCACACCGCGACAGGTTTTCCTTTGAGTTCTGGGTTAAGCATCATTTCAACGGATGCGTAGAAGGAGTTCATGTCGCTGTGTAGAATGACACGCTCATTATCCATGCGTTTTCACCTCTTATCTTGCTCGTGTGCCTCTATAATAAGCGGATTATTTATCTATGTCAATGTCGCATTTGTAGAGTAATAGTCAATTTCCTATTGACAGCGAGTCTTTTCCACTATATACTGAAGCCATAAACAGAAAAGGCGGTTGCTATTATGAGTAAGAGCAAAGCTAAAATTCTTTCTCTCCCGATAACGAATCACGCGAACTATAATGCAGAGACAGAGCGTCAAGAAAATGTTATTGGGGCCCGCATTGATGAAGCACGACGCAAGGCTGGCCTCAGCCTCGTCGATTTCAGCGCGCTTTTGCGGCAGTATGGGGTAACGATGTCCCCCAGTGGCATCAATAAATGGGCAAAGGGCAGTGCTTTACCAAACGCCTATCAGCTGGTGGCTGTCTGTCATGCGCTTGATCTGGATGTGGATGTTTCTTATTTTTGCAGCAGTCATACACCGGCACTTAATGATGCAGGCTTGGCAAAAGTCAGGGAGTACAAGGATGACCTGATTGCGTCGGGGAAGTATAAGCCGCAGCCAAAGGTGGTCAGCATTCTCAAGTACATAGAGATGCCTGTGAGTAATCTTGCGGTATCCGCTGGTACCGGCGAATTTCTCGATGAGGGCAACTTTGAGATGGTTAGCTTTCCCGAAAAGTCAGTTCCAAAGGGTGCTGATTTTGGTGTACGGGTTTCCGGCGATAGTATGGAGCCTGTTTATCATGACGGTCAGATTGTATGGGTCGAGGAGTGCGAGACCTTGGCCGTTGGAGAGGTCGGCATCTTTGTCTATGATGGCGATGGCTACTTGAAGGTGTACAGTGAGCAGGAGCCAAATGAACAACAAAAGGACGCATTCACTGACAGCTATGGTTGCCTGCACATGCAGCCTGTGATGCTGTCCTATAATCAAGCATACGAGCCCAAGGTGATCATGCCCGACTCGAGATTTCAAGTCGTAGGTCGAGTTCTTTGAGTACAGAATATTGGACTACATTCCCTTTAGAATTAATGGCGGGATAGGGTGTAGAAAGGCGGGGATTATATGGATACGATAGCAAGAGTGATGCAGCTGGCTGACGAGCGTAACCTCTCACTTTTCAAGCTATCTCAGCTGTGTGATGTATCATATTCAACCTTGAAGAATGCTGAGATGCGTGGAAGTCAATTAGGCGTTCCCACGATTGAGCGTATCTGCGTTGCGCTGGGAGTCACATTGAGCGACTTCTTTGCCGAGTCGGGAACTTGACACATCGACGGCGTCACCGAATATGAGACAGATAATGAAAATCACCGAGCATTGCCTGTGAAGGCATTGCTCGGTGATTTCTTCGATTAATTCATAGGGATTGCTTGGTGCAGCTTTAGCAGTTAGTTTTGATTCTACAGATTTAGAAGCTGCAAGTCTAACTTCGTGTTGTCAATGTAGTGCCGGTACATCATTTCCGCAGGCAGCAATCGCACCTGAATGTCCTGCAGTCCCAGTTCACTTAGCATGGAAAGGGATGCAGTTCCTTTTTCGACTATTTCAGCAGAAGAAGTCGGCATGAGGAAGCAGTTCCGCACTGTGCCGATCTGATGTGCTTCCACAAACGGCTGATAGGCCAACTGGTATAAATACTGCTTGGTGATGGACTCGATACCGGGCTGACCACGCAGCTTTTTGTTATGCTCCAATTGGATGTTATAGTATTTGGCATCAAAAATAATAAACTGATAGTTCCCATCGACATTAACAATGGAAATAAGGTCTGGGATGAGCGTATCCTCGGCCTGCTTTACAAACAACTCACTGTTTGGAGCAGTCCCAGACCACTGCGGTTTATCAATCAAGTCAATGAGTTTCTTATGCCGCATATCACGGTATTGCTCGGCCAACGGTATAGGCAGTCGCAGTCCACCGATAGGTTTCTGTAATTGGTTGTCCATTACTTCTGCACAGACTTTTTCCCACACTAGGTTAAAACTGTTTGTGCCGAACATACTGAAACAGTCCAAATCGTCCAGTGCGCTGCTGTTGGCTATATAGGCATATAGCGTTTTCAGCAGAAGCTGTTTCCGGGTATTGAACTGGACATTGAGTTCCTTGACAATTCGCTCCAGAATATACTCCTTGTCGCCAAAGTCCTCAATATGCTCATCTGAAATGTCGACACCCATAATATCGAACAGATCCAACAAATCGGCATCTCTTAATTCCTCTGTGCAACGGGTGAGAATACACTCATGCAGACGCTTAAAGAAATCAAAATCGTCATTTACACGCTTCATGGTCAGCAATTCCGGGTAATATGGCCGGTTGTTACTTAAGAGCGTGAATGTTTCGTTGATAGTCTTATCCCAAAGAATATCACCAGATCCGTTGAACTCGATGATGTCCTGCGTGTTGGTATAAGCGCCATACTCGAAATAATCTTGGAGGAGAAATAGCATAACAGCCAACATATTAAATGCGCTGCTGTCACTCGTATCGTTGTACATACGAATGATCTGCTCCTTGGAGTTGTATTTTTCCAGAACCTTCAGCACTTGTTTTAGTTCCACCTTGGGGGTCGTAGCATCGAGCAGATATTTCGGATAGCATTTCAGCACACGCCCCTCAATAGTAATCACACCCACAAATGTGAACACATACAGATACTCGTTTTCGCCGACCTCAACGTCAGCGATTTCAATGTCCTCATCCAACAAATCGGTGAGATCCTTCTGGGTATCATTTGCTTTTACGGCTTTCAGCACACTGTATTCTTTTAGGCGCTTTAGAATGCGGACAGCCTTTTCCTCGGAACATTGAAACTCTTTAACCAGGTCTTCCTGGGTATAGCGTTTTTGCTCTCGTAAAAATACTGAAATCATTCTCCATCATCCTCTGGGGCATTGTCGATAAACTGACTGCTGATTCCTTCGCAGAAGATATACACGCCTTTGGTGTCGAATTCTCTGCAAATCTTGGAATACTGGTTCTTTGCCTTTTCGTCGCAACCACCAAACAGAGTAATGCGTTTCTGTTTTGCGGCATCATCGAACAGGTACATAATAACCTTGTTCTTAAAGATTCGAGCGAAGACAGCAGGGTCAATCATTTCATCCTCTGGGAGATTCTTCTTGGAAATGAAATATGGCCCCATCAGTTTATCTTCGTTCACCTTATAAGTGAGCAGTTCATTGTTGATGGCTTTGCGGAGCGCATTCCATTCCACAATGCGGCGATAATCACCCTGGCCGAGGATGACCTTTTTACCAACGATTCCAGCTTCACTGTCATCTATGCCCAAATAAGTGAAATCCCATCTGCGCTTGAATGCGGTATCCATCGGGAAAACACCTTGGTCAGCACTATTCATGGTAGCCCAGATGAACATGTTGTCTGGGATTCGGATTTCGGCGTAATCATCGGGATTGCCGCCAAGTTCTCCTGCCAGATACTTTTTGATGTCCTCAGATGCCTGAATCGGATATTCACTGACCTCATCGTTACCACGGTCAAGCAACTGGAATACATCGCCGAACACGGCAGCAACATTAGCGCGGTTGATTTCCTCGATTACAAGCAAGAAAGGATTGGGAGCATCAGTTCTGCTGTTCTGGAGGGCTTTCACATAAGCGCGCATAAACGGACCAGGCACATAGGAATAAGTTATGGCGTCCTTGCCATCACTGTCCTTACAGGGCACCGGCTTATATGTACCAACAAAATTGGCATAGGAGTAATCCGGATGGAAGGTCACACGCTCATATTCACCGCCGTCCGCAAGTAGCAGATCCTTCTCATGGTTCAGAGTAAAGCTCTTACCAGTGCCGGGAGCACCGAAGAGGATACGATTACGGGAAAACTTACTGTGATAACCAGTACTATAGCAAATATCCCGGGTGGGCTCGGCTTTACGTTCAAGCAAAAAGCGATTGTAGAGATCAAGACCTGCAGACAAGGAACCATTGCCACGACTACGGTTGAACTCTTCGTATGTAACATCAGATTTGATGGCAGCAACCGCCTTTTCCAGAGGATCAGCATCCGCAATTTCAAAAACAGAAGTGAAAGGGGCTATGGCATCTGCGAACTGAGTAGAGACTGCCTTCAGTGCGCTGATATACTGACTTCTGGTATTTTCGGAATACAGTTCACCGTTTGCCTTTGTTTGCACAGCCAACCAGTTTTTAAACGACATTTCCAAGTTGCTTTGTTCTGGCGAAGAGGGTGAATACGAAAAATCGGCCGTAGACAGGAATGATTTGATTGGAGCATCTTCCTCTTCAACACCCAAAGCAGTCAGAATTTCAGAAGGAATTCTCGCTGCATCATAATACTGTCCCCACTTTGGACTGGAAATGACATCTCGTACACCATCTTCATCTGGTGCATCATACAGATTTTCAAATCCATCAAAGAACACATCCATATCTGCAATAACCTTAATGCATTCGTATGCGGCAGCATAGTTCCTTTGTGCCAGCAATAGTCCAAATTTGGAGTCCCTGGTAAATAATCCCGTTTTTTCGAGAATGTGGAAATTGCGCTTAAAGTTAGTCAGTCCTTCAAGGTTCATTTCCACATTGTCGCCGGTAGCACAGTATTCAGAGAACACTGAAGATACTAATTCTACAGGGGGATTGTAGTTTTGGTTGATACGACTATCGTTTACCATACAGAAAATTGAAGAGTATGGTATGGCTATATCGCTGAATTTTTTATTTTTGATTTCTATTTCGCCCACAACAATCTTACATATCAAGCGAAGAGGATTCAGGCGGATGCCATTTTGGATTTCTCGCAAAGTGTCCGCTTTGATGTTCCCCTGCACAGACTGGCCACCATTTGCGGAAATTCCAGCCCCCGCTCCATTGGGGTACTGGAATAATGATAACTGCGATCTACAAAAGGCGGCGGCATTAGGGTTTTGGCAACATAAGAACTTTTTTGCCGCATCAGAAACAAACACGTACCATTTTCCGTCTCGTTGCTCGAGATGATAAACTCCAAGATATGTACCATAGGCACCAAACTCATCGCGGAAGTTGGACGAATCCCTCTGCGCCCGGGTAGCATCTCTACCGCTCATTGTGGCAAATTTATTCATAAGGATGTCCCGATTATATTCCTCGCCGTCAAGAGTATAGAAAATACGAGCGATTTGAACCAGATAGCCGTACCAATCATCGCGGGTACTTTCAATTTTATTTGTGAAAAACTTTTTCACAACAGGTTCTTTAGGCAGCGCCATGTTGAATACCTCCTATCTGAATGATTATTCTAAATAAGTCAACCCCAACCGATGTACCAACTCAGCATAATTGGGAGCATCTGTTTCTCCAAAACCGTGTCGGAGCAAATTTGATGCAATCACTCCTGCAAAGAGAGGTGGAACAGCATTTCCTACTTGCCGTATTGGGTGACGGCTTGTTCCAGTAAACTCCCAAAAATCCGGGAAGGTTTGAATTCGTGCAGACTCTCTAGGCGTTACTTCTCTTGGCAAAAAAGGATGAACATGCCCCTTTCCGCCCCCTTTGTCAGATCCGACAACGATTGTGTAGCTCGGCTTGTTCGGGTCCAAGCGGTTGATTCTCGTTTTTGAATCTCTTTCGCCATATGCCATATTATTATATCTTTCGATAACTGCCGGACCGTGAGCCCGGCCAACATGATTTGCCAAAACATCGGAAGGTGCGTCTGGCAAGCCCCTAAAAGCTGTGGCTACAGTAACAGGCGGCAGCAAACCTGGAACAGGAGCATCTGGCTGTGTATAATGAGTTTCAGCAGGAAGCGGAATAGCTTCGTGACAGCGCACACCATAGATTATGACACGTTGCCTATACTGCGGTATTCCATAAGCTGCTGTATTAAACAGCGCGTAAGAGAGATTATAGCATCTTTCACCAGAGTCGTTTGTTTCCAAAGCGGCTTTCAACATATCAAATACGCGCCCACCATCGACGGTCAAAATACCAGCGACATTTTCAAAAATAAAACTCCGAGGCTGAATTTCATGAATTACTCTAATGTAGTCCCACAAAAGAGTTCCGCGAGGGTCGTTAATACCTTGGCGCTTTCCGAACACGGAAAACGCTTGACACGGTGGCCCTCCGTAGACGAGATCAACCTGCTCTCTGGTAAGCCGTGCATCCTTAAGAATTTCTTCTGTAGAATACTCTTTGATATTGCGCTGAGCAATTGCTGCCTGCTGCAAAAATTTTCCATGTTGACGCGATTTATTGAGATTGAGCGTTCTGCAACTAAAATCATCGATATCAGTACAGAGACGAGTCACAAAGCCCGCGGCTTCAATTCCAAGATCCAGTCCACCTGCACCAGAAAAAAGTGAAATAGCGTAGTGAGTATTCATGAGTTCCTCCATTTTTTCATGTTCTTTTCAACACTATATTCTATCGCGCTCTTTCCGCTTTTCACCCATTCTTCCAGTTCGGAGCGTCTGAATTTCCACTGCTTGCCTATTTTATGAGCCGGTACATTTTTATCTTTTATCCACTTGCGTAGCGTTACTGGCTTTATATTAAGAAACAACGCTGCGTCTTCTATGCTGATATAGTTTTCATTAATTGAACTGGACATGTTTGCACACCTCATCCGCCGCATTTGTTGGCATAGTTTAACTTGTATAGTATAGCAGATTATTCAATCGCTTACAAGCTGTTTTGATATATTTCACATTATTTCCGCTATTTTGCGATATTTGCGATATGAGATTGCTTGATTCCCTCACTACTGAATTTCTCAGGCATAGCATATTTCTACAGCTCTGATTTTGGCATAATCTATAGTGTTTTTTGTTCCACCGAGCTGACCGTTAAAAACCGCAATTACTCTCGAAGAATGGTCTACCATCCACTCGTTGCGTATCTGAAAACATGATTTGCTGTAGTTGGGGCAAATAAAGCGAACGAGATCTGCGGCTTCAATCACATTATTATATCGTCGCTGCCAATCAATGCTCCAATTTTTTTCAAAACCCCTATATGGACTAGCGCATATCAGCTTAATATCTTCGCCTTCCGAGCGAATCTGCAGGACGATCTCCGCTGCCCAAATATCCACGCCACGAGCCATGCCGGAAATAAAGACATTGCTTCCATCAGCAATAGCTTGCCGAATGGCAGTTTCAAGTCCGTCTAACACCGATTTTTCACTTCGATTCAATTTCTCTGGCCGATGTCCTGTAAAACAAACTCTGCGAAGTCGCTTTATTTCTTCAGTCATTGTATTACCCTCCATCAAGTTGCTACCCATCGCCATACTGTTCAGTATAACCGTATTATCAGTACAAGTAAACTGTATATTGCATCTCATCATAAAGGTAAAATAATTACAAGAAAGATGGTGATGCTATGGACACGCACGAGAGACTCCGGCAACTTTTAAACGAGCGCGGATGGTCTGAGTATAAGTTGGCCAAGAGATGTGGTCTATCTGAATCAACTGTTGCAAATATTTTTAGGAGAAATACAGTCCCCTCCATCGCAACACTGGAAACAATCTGTAGTGGTTTTGGCATCACTATGTCACAGTTTTTTGCCGAGGGGGACATGATAGAGATCACCCCAGAACTTAAAGAACTATTCGAGAATTGGGTCAACCTTACACCGGAACAGAAGAAAGCAGCTAATCAGATGCTAAAGGCCATGAATAATTCTAAGTAGAGTCCTCAGAGTGTTTTGTTCTTTCTCTGTCTTAATCTCTGATAAAGTGGGCTGTTCTGGTGGGGCCATATTGAACCCATCCTCGGTCCAGCAAATAGACATAACTCTCTCTTGGCGGAGCGATGTAATCCTTCTCTTTATTCGAGTAAAGTGGTTGGTATCACATTATGATACCAACCACTTTTGCTTTATTTGAGCGTATAGAGATTGGAGGTGTTGCTCCCATTGGGGCGGTATCGGGGCAGCTTGGCAAGATAGCCGTGCTGCTCCAGATCCGCCAGTGCCCGCTTGACGGTACTGCGGGAGAGATTCATATCCCTCGCAATCGTCTTGATACCGGGCCAGCAGCTTCCTGCACTATTGGACCGATCCTTGAGATACATATAGACGGATACAGCTCTGGGCGGCAGGAGCGTGTCGGCATAAATGCTGTCAAAGTAGCTCACCGATCCACCTCCTGTCGGGGAAGATTATACGGGGTGCGCTTGTGCGGCATATGGTCATAGTCAATGTCCTCCGCTACCACCATCTCCTGCACGGGCGCGTCGTGGAGCTGCCCCTCGCCCTTAACGGAGCGGGTGGTCTGCCGCTCCGGCAGCTTGGGCGGATACTTCCGCACGATGGCGCGGGTCAGCGCATTCTGATCGGCATAATATACTTTCCGGGCCACCTGCTCCTCCACGCGGTATTCCTCCTCGAAGGTGATGCCCCATTCGAGAAACAGACGCAGGCGGGTACGCATGGGGTGGCATCCGGTCTTCTGCACAATGAAGCTGCCTTTGGGAATTGACTTGAGTTCGTCCGCCGTCAGCAGAGGGCGCTCCATCATCTGCAGACTTTGGCTGGGGTCATTCTTGCCCCGGCTGACTGTGCCAGACAAAACCGTGCGGCTGCCGAGGGCTTTGGAGAAGGTTTCCGCCGCTTCACTGTTGGGGGCAAAGCCGCCGCAGATCACATCCTGGCAGTTATCCATCAGAATGGATGCACCTTCTTTGCCATAGTTCTTTTCCAACTGCGCCAGTGACTGGATAATGGGTACCAGCGTCAGGCGGCGAGAGCGTCCAGCACTGAAAAGCGGCAAAATATCAAAGGGCGGCATGGTACCCAGCTCATCGCAAAAGAGGATAACACGATTTTTCAGTTTACCGCCGTTCTCATCCGCTACCGCGAACAGCTCACGGGAGAGGTTCTGGATCATTAAGCCCGCCATGAAGTTCTTCGTCTGATCCTCCTCCGGCAGGATGAGAAAGATGGCGGATTTCTCCGCAGCGAACATTTCAGCGTCAATGGCACTGTCGAAGCACAGAATTTGCTCCAGCTCACTATCGAGGAACGAGTTGAGCCGGGACAGCACCGTGGACATGACTGATGCCATCGCCTGCTCGGAGCTGTTGAGTGCGGCGCCTGCCAGCCAGCGCGCTTTGTGCTCGGACGGCAGCTTATCCATGAGCAGTTGGAAACGGGAGCGTCCCCGCGCACCACGCGCCGGCTCCAGCAGATCCTGCACCAGCTTGAATACCGACACGATGTGCCGCCGCTCCTCCGGGTGCTCCTCATCCGGTGGCAGAAACTCTGCAAGCAGCAAGATCGTGGAAGACAGCAAGCCCTCCGCCGCATCGTAGAAGAAGGCGTTCTGCCCGTGGTCGGAGTTTCCCTCCGGGCTGACGATGGACTTGGCAAGGATCTTGGCGTACTTTTCGGCTTTGGCGCGGGCAGCGAGGTTATCCGGTTGCTTTCTGGCGATGTCCATATAGCGGTTGATGAGCGTCAGCAGGTTGTTGCCGTCCGAGCGGGTGGGATTACGCAGGTCTATAACGGAGATATGCTTATAGCCGTAATACTTTTTGGCAATAGAGCCGTAGTTGCGGGCGAGATCACCCTTGGTATCCAGCGCCAGAAAGCTCATGCCAGACGCGCAGGCATATTCAAGGTTGGGATAGAGGAAGAATGCCGTCTTGCCCGCGCCGGAGGCGGCGATCATCAGGCAATGGATGTCGTCGCTGTCCACCAGCGCAGTCAGTTCATCTTTCTTGCCCTTGCAGCCCAGCACCAGCCCCTGTTCTGCGGGAAGGCTTACTCCCTTGCGCCAGTCTCTGACCTTGAACGGCACGTGGGCATAGGTCTGGCGGATCTCCTTATCGGTTGCCCAACGCGCCGTGCCGTGCTGCCCGTCACCCACGGTGCGGGACTTGATGCCGCTGAGAGTATAGTGGTAGGACAGCATAGAGAGTCCACCGATGACAGCGAACATCCCCAGCCCTGCCGCGACCAATATTCCGATGTTGGAGCTTTTGATCGTGTCCCACATTGTCAGCAGAAGGTTTGGCATAGCTCGCTCCTTTCCATGTTGTTTTCCTGTTCTGCCTTGAGATCATCGTTCCAGTCCTTTTGCTGCGGTACGAGTCGAACTGCATTGAGATCGTGTTCTTCCAAAAGCGCAGCCATACGCTCACTGGCGGCATGACCGGCAGCGTCATTGTCCAGGCAGAGGTACACCTGCCGGAGCTGCGGGAGCTGCCGCAGCATCTCCAGTACGGGGATGGAGGATGTCCCGCAGCAGGCCACATAGTTATGCTCCTGCCACCCATCCGGGAAAAGGGAGATGTAAGAGAGCAGGTCGATAGGGGCCTCGAAGACATAGAGTGTGTCATCGCCGCCGAGATAGTGAAAGCTGTGCTGCGGGTCGCTGCCCTCAATGTTGCCGCGATAGCTTTGCCCCATGGTATACAGCCCACGCTTATGCCCGTGACGGGGAACGCCGTGTTCATCGAATCCGACGAACACGGCGTTGTGGTATTCCTTTGTCCCGTCCTTGGATCTTTCACAGCTCTCGTAGATGAGCCTCTTGCGCACAAAGGAATTGAGTATCTCGCGGTCGATACAACGCTTTTGCAGCAGGTAGGCATACACACGGCGCATGGACTCGCTCTGCGGCGGCAGTACGAAGGGCTTTGCAGGCGCTGGCACCTTCTCCTTTGCCGCAGGGTAGCTTCCGCCGAGATCATCGCCGAGGAGCAGAGACATGGCGTCCGGGTAGCTGAGTCCATAGAACTGCTTGACGAAGCTGATGGCTCTGCCGCCCTGCTCGGTGGCGTGATCGAACCACTCGCAGCCGCGGATGGTGATGCTGTGGTCGCTGGCAAGGCGTTTGTCCCTGCCGGATGTGATGAGCTTTTCTCCTCGGCGGCGGAGGAACTCCTCCAAGTCCACCGACGCGGCTCGTTCTTTCTGCTCGGTTGTAAACGGAATGTACTTTGACATAGTCCCTCCCTTATTGTGTCTGTTGCGTCAGTCCGCGATCCTCATGGTCATCCGCCTTGTGTCCCATCGCCATACGCTTCTCCTGCAATCTGCGGCGACGCTTCTTGTCGATCTGCATTCCTGCATAGATGGCAGGCTGGGCGGCGTTCTCGCGGAATATGCGGCTCATCTGATGGAGCATCCGAAGGATAGCGGTTCCCGCCGCCGCACCGGAGAAGTCCTCCTGATGGTCAATGAAATATTGAGCGTAGGTGTTGCCCTGTGCCGCTGCCTGTGCGAAATAGCGCAGAGCTTCTTCGCGGTCTGCTTTTACCTCCTGTCCCAGCAAATAGAGCTTTCCCAGCGTGTATTGGGCAAACGAATTCCCTTGCGTGGCAGAGCCCTTCAGAAGCTGAATGGCCGCATCTATATCCTTCGGCACACCTTCCGCGCCGGTGAGCAGCAGCTTGCCGAGCCGGTATTGCGCGTATGGATCGTTCTGCTCCGCTGCCTGCCGCAGCCAGTGAAGGGCCTGCGGGAATTGCTCCTGCTCCAGCAGCAGTTTGCCCAGCGCGTATGCGGAGCAAGTATTTCCGGCCTCCGCCGATTTTTGAAACCACTCTGCCGCCGCTTTTCGGTCAATCGATATGCCAAGCCCGTCCTGATATGCCTTTCCCAACTGGTGTGCCGCGATGGTATAGCCCTCCTCCCACAGACGGTGGAGTGTGACCAATCCCATTGACTTCTCGCTGGGATCTGCGTCCGCAGCATCTAATACGCTTTTTGCTCTGCGGTAAAACCGAGCCCGCTGATGGATCATCCGCTCCGCACTTGGATCTGGAGGAACAGGCGGTTCTTCCGGCTCCGGCTCATCCTGCATGGCATCATCCTCGAAGGTGAAGTGCATCTCCGAGAGGCGGAGCGTTTCCCGGATGACCATGTTGCGCACAGTCTTGAACTCCTTTTGCTGCGACAGCGGTACACGCTGCGGCGGTGTCTGATTATAGTCAGTGCAAAGCTGCTCTCGGAGATCCTGCCATAGAGCATAGGCGGACGACACCCGTTCGTCCTTCGCCAGTTCGTCCACGATCTCATCCACGATGCGTTTGACACGAGGCGGCAGATAACCGTAGACCTTTTTGCCGCTGATTTCCCGAAGCCGCTGGGCGAGATCTGTCACCAACAACTCCAGCTTATCGCTTTGCAGAGTACCGGTTGCCATCTGCTCAATGAGCGTTGCCATCCGTGCTTCCGCTTCCTGCCGGAGCAGGCAGCGCTGTTCGTCCTTCTGCTCATAGATGTGCAGGCGGTCGTTCCGGTAGATCGTGCTGACCAGCGCGGACTTGATGCTGCGGATACCTTGCTTGGTGAGAAAGCCTTCTTTCGGGTCAGTGGAGAAGATGATCATATGGACATGGAGGTGCTTCTCTTTTTCATGGAGAGCAGCATACCAGCGTAGATGGCTCGGACGGATCTTATAGCCCTTGGCGATGTCGGTGATAGATGCGTTGATGAGTTCCTGCCAGTTTTTAAGGTCGGTATAACCCAGACGCTCTGCATTCTCGCGAGAGAGGGAGATAATCGGTGTCCACACATTTCCCGTGTGCTGTGCTACCTCCGCAATAGCGTTCTCCAGCGATGGCACCTTGCCATGGGCATTCCACAAGCCGTGTTCGCCCATCGATTTTACACCGGGACGGTTTGCGACATAGTCAAGATAGTTTTCACGGCTATCCATCGGCTCAATGAAGTCCTCGTGGATCTGTTCGATGAAAGCAAAGGCAGTCTTTCGGTTGGGTGTGTTTGCATAGTTCTCATACTCCGGCAGCTCCCTTGCCTCCGGGAAGCTGCGGAGCAGACGCTGGATGTACTGCTGCTGTTTCTTCGTGACAGGAAGATGAGCATTGTCATCCTTGAGGAGCTGCACGCCTTCACGGGTGGCGAAGTAGCGGGTGCGATGGGCCAGCCGAGCAGAATCTCTGCCGCCCTTCATGTAGGGCGAGATAAAAATTATTCGAGCCATGTATCATCCGGCAGCTGCCGTTGGACATCCTGGGCATCCTCGAACCTGATCTGACCATTGGTGCGCTTTACCTCGTCCACCACATACCCGCGCAGGGCACGGCGATCTTCCATCGTATCACGGAAGTGGGCAGCGATAGTATGCGCCATGATGCCTTGCTCTACCGCGCACTTGAACAGGAGACTGTTGGTACGATTTGCACTGTCAGCTACAATCCCGCGCAGCGTCGCCACCAGCGCGTCCGAGAGAAATTCGGTAATATTCTCCGTGCCGAGGTAGCCCATATAAAAGCGCAGAGCCTTTTCCACGAATTCGTTTCGGTTTTTGCTGTTGCTTTCTTCCAACCAACCATCCATTTGTCTGCGCGTTTCTGGATAAAGGCGGATGGTCATTTGTTCTTTTGACATAGTTGCCGTCCTTTCTTTTGATGTCGCTTTTTGTGGGCGCAAACCCCTGCGACACGGAGCTTTTGAGGAAAATACGCCTACAGCCTGTTTGAAATCAAGCGAAAACGCCTACAATTCAAAACGCTGAAAAGCCCCGCACTGCGGGGCTTTGTGGGCGGTCCGGGGCGGAAACGACACCGGGCCTTTATCTTGTGCTTTTATCGAACAGGCGGGTTCCCAGCACAGTTCCCCATAGGAGGGGCGAAAGCGTGGGCAAACAGCGCCGATGCTTGTCTGGGGTGTAAGGATGCTACCCTCGCCCCCAAAGCCGCACACAGCGGCTCACAGGGGCGGACACGGCGGTTACATCTGCATCTCCGAAGTCTGTGCCTGTTCCTCACGAAGCTGTTGGGCGTACTCGCACAGACTCATGCCGGTCTGCTGCTGGCAGAACGCCTCCATTTTTCGCAGTAGAACATCCTGCTCGGCTGCGTTGAGCTGGTAGCTCCAGCTCTCCTCGGAGCCGTCACCCTTGCAGAGCGTCAGCTCCAGCGTGTCGCAGGGCTTGCCCTGCGCGATGTCGTAGTTGGCATAGATGTTGAGCCAGTCATCGTTTTTGTCCGTGAGGACGAAGGTTCCGAAGACGGCGTCCACATCAAAGCTTGCCTCCACATAGAAGTTGAGCTTACCGCCTTCCTCTATCATGATCTCATCACTGAAGGAAAAATTCCGCGCGGAGAGGTGTCCCGCCGAGGTGATCTCTTTATCATCCAGCAGCTCCAATAGTTTGGAGAGCTGTTCATCCCCCGAAGTAAAGCGCGACCTTGTGGCATGGTAGACGGACGGGGAGACATCCCGCATCGCCCAGGTCCGCCAGCCGTCCATGATGTGTACGGCGGAGAACTCCCGCTTGTCGAAGTTCACATCGAACACGCCGCGCACCTTGCCGGTGTTCTCCATGCGTACAGCGGTCAGGGCGTCAAACTCTTTTGCTGTGATGGGTTGCCTGCCAAAAAACATTCCGATAAATTTGTCCGGCGCAGTGCCTTTCTCTGCGGTGACATAGCTGCGCAGCTTTTTGCAGGCGACCAACAGCTCCTCACCGGGCGAGGTCTTGAAGTACCACGCCTGCCCGTGCTCCGTCACATGGTAGGCGGCGTAGGTGCGGACGGCTTCTTCCTCTGCGCGCTGTGCGGCAGCTTCCGATTGGATTGCACGGCTGATGCGCTCATACTCCCGTTCCGGAAGCTGATTGCAAAGCTCATCCAGCACATTCTCCAGATGCTCCTCCAAGGTTTCATCCCTGAGATGCTTCTCAATGGCTTCCTTCCATCGCCGGTCGATCCACAGTGTGATGTCTACATGATCTGCCATCTCAGTTGCCCTCCTTCACCGTGACTGCCGCAGGCTTTGGCTCACAGATCGGCGCTTTCGGAGCAGCGGCTTTGGCCGTGCGCTTGGGTTTGGGTGCAGGGGCGGCTTTGCTGTCCAGATACTCCCGCACAGCTTCCGGTACCGCCTGCTCATAGAGCTGCTTGAGGGCATCGTCCATTCGAGATTGCACGGAAGAATGTTCCTTGCGAAGGGAAAATTCCAGTGCATCCAGCTTGTCATCATCAAAGGTAAGTGTGATATTCGTTTTTTTCATTACTGTCCTCCAATCGCATAGTCAAGTCCTGTCGCTGCTACATTTTTTGTAGGAAAGCACATAGATGAAATCCTTGCTGCTATCATTGTCAATATGACATTCCATCCTGCACCGGTTCTTCCGCCACTGGATAAGCGATGATCCGACCACCCACATTCACAAACACCTCCGGTTGCCGGAACTGCTCTGCAAACTGCTCGACAAGCTCGTCCGGCAAATCTATAAAATCATCCTCACCGATACCAGCAAGGAAGAAGTTCCCGGCAACAATGTCATAGATGTCGCCATCCTCATCACGGAGCGCACGGTTAAGCGGCAGGCCATCCAGTTTGCCCTCCTCGTTGCAGACGAGCACAACCGCCTCCTCGTAGGGATACACAGCCTGGATATATCCGCCGACTGCCTGCTGCATACTGCGCAAATCATTTCCAATATCAGTTACATACGGAGCCTTTCCTGGCTCCACCATTAAAACATTCATACTCTTTCCTCCTCAGTCATAGCTGATGTACGGCACCTTCAGCCAGTGTGTCCAATTGCGTTTTGCAAGTTCCGTTTTGACAACGCCATACTTTGTTCCCATGGCCTCGATGACCTGACCGCCGCCGATGTAAACACCGATGTGTCCCTCATGCCAAACCGCAAGGCCAGGAATGTCCGGCATGGTGTCGATGGGTCCGGACTCCGTGGCGCTGTAGTACATCTGGTTTGCACCGATATCCGGCATCCCATGGGTACCGTAGTCGATGGTCATCGTTTCCGGGGACAGCCAGCTGTAGCCCTTGATGAGCCCTACGCAGTCGGCGGTCCTGCCGCCCAGCCAATTGGCGCGGATGATGTCCTCATGATTGCCAACACCGTCCGGGTATTGCGACACCTTGTAGGTGAGGAGTGACTCCGTCAGCACATTGCCATAGGTGCCCCAGACATAGCCCCAGCCGGACTCCCATGCGTGGGTGGCGTAGGTCACAAGGTCGGCTGCATTTTTATTGGCGGGATCAACAAAGGTGGAGATGTCCAAGTCGATACTGCTTCCATCTCCGCGAAGGAACTCGCCGCTGTAGCTGCCGCCGCCTGCGGTGCCGGCGATCATGGTATAGATGTGGTTGATGTTGCTCTTATCATCCTCTGTGATCGTCCAGCCCAGCTCTGCTTCGAGATTTGCATACGCCTGATGCAGCGAAACCGGAACAGCGACGGTGTATTCTTCTTCCATGCTGGTAACCGTGCCATCGTCGTTCTCGACATCGACTGTGCGGGTACGGGTTTCCCAATTGTAGAAGCATTCTACGAAGCGGCTTGCCGCCCGTGCGGACGGCGCATCCTCTCCAAAGCAGAGGGCATAAAAAACAGCCTTGACTCGGATCGGGTCAAGGCTGTTTCCGCCTTCCGTCCGCCCATTGACGGAGGCGACCGCCGAATCCAGAAGAGAAAACGCGGTACGCATCTCCTCAATGTGAGAGCGGAATGCCATAGGCACCTCGGTCGAATAGCTCGTCCCATAGAAGGCTGCGGCTACCGCCTGGTTGTTGTGATCCGCACCGCCTGTGCCGATGGAGCACAGCGCGGCGATCAGGAGGATGACGGGCGAGAGAACAGCGACCAGCCCCCAGCCGATCCCTTTGCGGAGCTTCTCGTTGGAAAGGGCTGTCGCCGCGGCTTTGGCGATCATACCCGCGGTTATTACCATCAGCGGCCACCCGCTGTGCCAAACAGCTTTTCCTTGTAGGCGGGAGCGTGTACTTCCAGCAGATATCGCTCGTTGCCACACTTGTATAGGCAGACACCGCGCTGGGGAAACTTGATGAGGTTGTATTCTGCCTCATCCAGCTGGAGCATCTCCATGTAAGACCGCTTATCGATAGATCCTGCATTGAACAGGAACTGGTGGGGTGGGATGCTGAACAAAGGCTTTGTCATCTCGCGAATACCCTCTTGATCGAAGTCTTCCAGATTCTGACTTGCCAGCAGCATGGCGGATTCTTTTTTACGAACACGCTTGAGGCAATTTCGGATGTACTCGATAGCAGTTGGGTTGGAGAGCCAGATGTACAGCTCATCCAGTGCCGCCACCGTGTTTCCTTCAGTCAAGAGCTTGTCCGACAGATAGGAGAGTACATTGAACAGCATGGCGTTACGAACATTTTTCGCTGCGCTCAACAGTCCTTTGACACCGAACACCAAGAATCGGCTGGACGTGATGTTAGTATGACCGTTGAAGAATTGCGCGTCCGCGCCCTTGCACATGGAGTGCAACCCAAGCAGGACTTCTTGAAGAAGATTCTTCGTGTAGAGCTGATGCGCTTCGGCATGATAGTTTTTGAACTCATCTTCGATCAGGTCATAGAGATCAGAGAGAGTAGGATAATCCTCTGCTCGCATCCGGACAAAGTTGCTCCGATCCGTGATGCCCCATTTCTGATACAGCTTTGATAGCATGATCTCAATGGTGTCGATGTGAGCATCGCTGAAATCCTTATAGGCGCGGAAGAAGTCCTTGAGGAAAGAGATGTGCTGTGACAGCAGGGTGCTTTTTCGAAATGCTTCCGGCGCCGCAGTATCATCTGGGTCGCCGCCATCATCCCAGCATTTGGGTTCCAGCACATTGATGATGTACTGCCCCGCCATGAGGTCGGCAAAGCAGCCGCCCACGGCTTCGCACATTTCCTGCTGCTCATGCTCGGCATCCAGCGTGATAACCGACTTCCCGGACTCCAGCAGATTGAGGATGAGCAATTTCATGAGATAGCTCTTACCCTGGCCGGAATTGCCGAGAATGAGAATGTTGGCAGAAGTCTTATCCTCATCACGCTGGTCGAAGTCTACAAGGATATTACTTCCATATTTGTCCTTGCCGATGTAGAAACCTTTGGCATCCGTCTTGCCGGAATAGTTGAAGGGATAGAGATTTGCCACGGAGTTGGCGGGGAGCACACGTTCAAACTGAGCACCAAAAGCATTGTACCCCACAGGGCTGACGCAGCAGAAGCCTTGCTGCTGGCGGAGCAAGAGCTTATCAACATTGAGCTTGCTACGCACCAGCTCTGTTAGCACATCGGTCTGTAACAGCTTCAGCGCATCGTAGTCTGGGGCGGTCAGTTCAAGATAAACCGCGCAGTGGAACAATGGCTCTCGATTGCGATGCATAGATGCTATCAGCGATGCCACATCCTGTAAATTGCTTTCAGCGGTGACCGTCTGCCGCAAGTCGTTTGTGTTAGAGCTGCCCATACGGTTTTTATTTGTTGCATTTTGGATGATGCGATCCTCCTCCGCAGGTGTGAGCTGGCGGGTGTAGATGCGCAGAGTGATCCCGTCCTTCTCACCTAAGTGCCGCAGCAGTGCCTGCTCGTCAGTTTGAGTCGGATACTCTCGCAGTGCCCATACGCAACGGAAGGTGTTGCCGCAGATAAAGTGGTCGGGATTGAATTTCACCACAGAGGGTGCAATCATATCCAAAAAAGATTTGCTCGGTGCATCAGCCACATACCTTGCGGTGGCCTTTTTCTTATCTTTTGCCATGTGAACCATCCTCCATTATTCTCCGAAGATAATCCAGCGTTCGCCATCGTGATCCTCGAACCGCTCGGTGGTCACATTCTGCTCGAAGTAGACTCCCAGCATCCTTTTGAGATCCTGCTCGGTGGCACGACGGACGGTGAAACCGTTATCCTTGATGCTCTTTTCGATGCGGGAGAGATAGCTGAACACATCGGACTCCTTTTTGCCCTGTAGCCGAACGAGAATATAAAACTCCCGGCTGGATGCCATAAGCACTTGGATGCGATCCAGGTGTGCGCTGTCTTGCTCCAACAGCTTTCGGATGGTGGGCAGATCCTCAAGATTTGCCTGCTGTCGATAGAAATCCTTGTTATTCTCGAAGGACTCCTTCGAATTCAGAGCCAGCATTTCAATTTCCGCCTGCCCCTTAATGACATTCAGAAGCGCATATATCCTCGCGCCTACACCGGAGCCCGGTAAGACAGAAATGTTAGTTGGTTTAATAGCAAAAAACACCAGATTCCCCATGCGGGTTGCGATGCCGTAGTCGGTGAAATCATCAATGCCCATGAGCTGCCGAGTAGACTGCTCACGGGCATCTTTCTTTTTCTGCTTTCTGTTCATGTGTCAAGTCTCCATTCGTAGTATTGTTGTTTTGTCAGCAGGAATGCTGCAGCGTAGTGGATGAAGTCCAGAATGCTAGTTCCCTCATGCCGGATGGTCAAGAAGGCAAAGGCAACCGTCAGCACCAGAGGTAGAGCGATGCCAGTCTGGGTCAGCGCCAGGGCAGAGAGAAGAAGTCCTACGCCAATGATGCCAATGTCCCGCAGTTCCCACAGCCACAGAGTAGCTTTTGCAGACAGATTGTCTGGATAAATGTACATGGTTAATCACCTCCGATGAGAACGAGGGAGACCGCGGTTGCTTCCGCGGTCTCCCTCGTGGTTGTTATTCTTTTTCCGTATCTTCCAACGCACTTTCGATGAGTTGGATGAGGAACTGCTTTTGCTTGAGGTTGTGGGCTACCAGATATTCCTTCAGCCGCTCGAAGAGCTCTGCCGGGATCTGTACCGCCAAGGTGCGTTCTGCTTTCATGCTGTTGCCTCCTTCAAAGTGTTCGGCGAAGATACGCTCCACATATTCCGCCAATGTATTTAACTCCCATTCTTCTTTTTCTGCCATGATCCTTGCGTGAAGCTCGGCAGGGATCATCGCACAGAGGTTCTTTTTTCCCTCCATCGGTTCTGCTCCTTTCCTCGATTTTGCAAGCAAAGCATACTGAAAGAAGGTAAGAAAATCTATTCACCAAACCCAACGAAGAAGCAATGCGAAAGCCAGCGATACCACCAAAGCTATTATGCAGCGCGGAGCATTGCAGCGATCCGCGATATAATAAACTCCACACACGGTATCGCCACACTATTGCCCAGCGCTTTATACCTAGCGCTGTCCGAAGCATCGGGGATGTCAGTCCATCCGTCCGGAAATCCCTGTAGGCGTTCGCACTCCAGAGGTGTTAAGCGGCGGATAAGGTAGGCATAGGCTTCTGCCTGTTGGCAAATTAGGTCGGTTGCGTCCTTATACTGACGAGCGCTCTGGGTACTTGCCACATTATTTTGCCTGAAGGCATCCACACGTTGCCGACTAAAGACCGCATGGCGATCCGTGGCGGTCAGTGTATATGCCAAATCGTCCTGACAGCCAAGACCGTTTCCACCGTTTTGAGGTTGACGATCCACAATGTTTCCGGCAATACAGATAGCATCGGAATCCTGCTCGACCAGCGGCACATTATTGCCGCCTGTGCCGTATCGCGCAGACATGGTCGGCGCCACCTTATGTGGCCCTGTGTAACGGCTATCAATGCCGTGGTTTTCGTATACGAGAGGCTGGTGTCCATGCTCTTGCGCCCGTAGCGTGCCGGACACATTTTCGCTGTATTCCATCACGCTGCCGCCCTGATCGTTGAGGCACAAAACGGACGGCATACAATTTCCTCCGGCAGATCCTTTCAATGTGGGAGATAGCTCCTCGCCATAACCTATGCCCCCAGCAGAGGCTCCAGCACCTGCGGAGAAGGCAGCAGTCAGCACACAGGGATATCCCTGTCCTGCCTGACCACCTCCTGTCGATAGTGCCGTATGTCGTTCCTCGGAAAGGAAGCAATCCCCATTGCCTTTGGCCACAACGCCTGAAGCTACGAAGGTCTGTTGTTTCATCCCTGGTTGTGCGCCCAGCGCACCAGCTACATCGTGAAGGTCGCGCACCTCATCCCGCTGATTGGCGGCAAAGGCCATGACTCCGTTTCTTCCAGTAGACATCCCGCAGTTGACGCCGAGCGTGGCTACTACATCGCCAGTCAGATCACCGTTGTAGCCGTCAAAGCCCTCAACAGCTTCATCCGGCTGTGTCACGAAGGTCTGCATCTGCATATTGGTGGTTGCCATCAACGCACCTGACACGCCGTGCAGGTCGATGCCCTCATCCCGCTGGTTGATGTGGTACGCTTCTAATCCTGTGGGCTGTCCGTCCGGGCGCATGAGTCCCGCCTGAATCTTTAGGGCACGCTCCAGCTTCTTCGGCAGTTCCTTGCCGCGCTCAAAGGCCCGGCGCAGGATGCCCAGGCAGGCTTTCGGGGACAAATAGTATTTTAGGGGCGGATCTGCCTGCAAAATCTGCGATAAGGAAGATTCTTTTGCGTCTCTGGGCGACACCCCAGTATTGAGCGTCGAGGCACCGCCACGCCAGGGAGAAATCAGTTCCCAATAGAATTCGCCCAGCAGATTCCCAGCGCCCGGAGTCAGGTCGAGGGACTGAAACGGAATCGCAGTTAATGCGGACGATCTCCTCCAAAACGATTCGGAAGTCTTCGCCCTTTGGCGTTCCTGAACTAAAGGCGCCGGGAACATTATGAACAGAAATCAATTATGTATAGCACCTCCATAAAAAGCAGTGAAACAGAGCATTTTACTCTGTTTCACTGTGCATAATATTTTGGAGTTTTAGCCAAGCGAGGACAGCCATTCAATCAACTCAGCATCCTGTTCCCACTGAGATGCTTTCGGTAGATCAAGATGGGCTGTAGCCTTCTCCAAAGCAGCTCGCTTGGCTTCATTGTCTGCTCTGGCATAGACCTCAGTGGTAGAGATGTCGGCGTGTCCCAGATAATCTTTAATAAAGACCGGATTAACATTGGCCTGTACCATATGCATGGCTTTCGTATGGCGAAAAATATGAGGCGAGATTTTGGTAGGCATCCCAGAGGCAGTTTCCCGTGCCATATCTGCATATTTCTGGACGATGTATGTAATTCCAGAACGGGTCAGTTTGTGTCTGCTTCCATTCCAAAACAGGGGCATATCTGGGTTTCGTCGCAAATCAATGTGGTTTTCCTCAAGGTAACTACGTAACAATTCAGTAGTCGGTTTCATGAGAGGCACTGTACGAATCTTCCCGCCTTTTCCATGCAGAGTAATAACTGCTGGGAAATCTAATCGCACATCCCGCATACAAATATCCGCAAGTTCACTAACACGAGCTGCTGTATCATACAAAACAGTTAGCAAGACAAGATGCCTCCGTCCTTTAGGAGTAGAGGTATCCGGCATAGACAATAAATGTTTCAAATTTTCTGGCGTTAAGTACTGCGCGGGCGGGTCGGGAGATACCATGCTTGGAATTTTGAGGATTAAAATGCACTGCTCCATATACGTCGGTTCTTCGGTCATAACATAATCAAAGAAAGCGTGAATGGCGCAAAGGCGCTGGTTGTAAGTAGATGGGGAAGAACCTCTGGTATTAGTCAGCCACAGAAGGAAGTCCTCTATACACTTTTTGTCCAACTTGGACAGATTCAGCTTTGCAATATTAAAGCCTTTCTCGTCTCTGCAAAAAATCAGGAGGAGTTTAAACGTATCCCGGTAGGAACGAATTGTATTGCTGCTCAGATTTCTCTGGACGGGCAGATAGTGTGTAAGGTACTGCGTCAAAAATTTGGAGAAGTCAGATGCTTTCATTGGACACCTCCATCTGGGGAATGAGACCACCAAATTGCACTTCTAATTTGGCAACAATATCTGGGTACATTTGCGCCGTCAATTGAAGATATTTTTGCGTGCCGGTCAGTCCATTATGTCCAAGATACCGTGAAAGTACGGGTAGCGCAGCGGTAAGATCTTCACCCGAAAGGACCCAGTTGTTAAGACAGTGTACCGCAAATGTGTGGCGGATATCATGAGGCCGAGGGCCTTTTCCTGAACCATTGTAAGGAATACCCGCCGTTCTGAGGAGCTGGCGAAATTGAGCTTGCAGCCAACTGTTCCCGTATCTTCCGCCGTTGCTGCGTGGGTTCAAACTTGGAAAAAGCAAGGAATCTGTAGATTTTGGAGGGGACATTTCCAGATATTGAGTCAAGGATTCTGCAACTGTATCAGAGAATGGCACCAAGCGGTTTTTGTGAAATTTCGTATCCAAAATGGTAAACACATTTTCTTTGAGGTTTACATCGCACATGCGCAGTTTAAGCAATTCAGAAGTACGCAATCCGCAGTTGAATAAGATTCGGAACATAACAGGAATCTGGTATTTTCGTGCAGGGTTCTGCTCCGTAAATGCCACATGATCCGCTGCAGTCAGCATCCGCTCAATCTCGTCGTCCGTAAAAATATAGGCTCTAAAATTGCGGTTTTCTTTCGGGAGAGATTTAGGAGGGATCTTATATGCTGTATAGCCTTTGCGGATCACAAAATCGAGAAATCCATTGATTGCGCTGACATCTCTGAGGATGGTATTGGTTTGCAGGTTCCGTCTGTTTCCAATATGGTCTAAAACATATTCTTTTGTAAACGAAATCTCTCCATCATCGGGCTCAGCAAAGTCCTGGAGGAAGCGCCGGATACAACCCTCATCCGTTTTCAGGCTGAACCCAAGAGCATGACGTTCCGCCATATACTGCTCCAACAACATTTTTGAAGTCATATCAATTCCCTCCGTTCTCCATAAGACAATGCACATTTCCGCAAGGCCGGAAGGTCTACTTTGGTATATACGGAGGTCGTTTTTGGGCTGTTGTGCCCAAGGATGTTGGAGATCGTCATAAGCGGTGTACCATCATACAAGAGGCTGCTTGCCAGAGTATGACGCAGTGAATGGGCTGCTTTGCGCTTCTTTACTGTCATACCTGCATATTTCATATATCGCTTGAGGTTTTCGGAAAGAGTTGTGCTGGACTGGAATTCTCCGTAAGGATGGATATGGCGGATAAACACATTATCACAGTCAGAATCCAACCGCCCATTTTTCAGATAGTCAATGATGGCATCTCCAATTACAGGGAGCAGAGGCAGTGTATTGACCTTTTGCGTTTTTTGCTGTGTATAGGTGATCAGTTTCTGGTGCCAGTCCAGATTTTTGAATTTCAATGCACAGATGTCTCCAGCCCTCATGCCCAGCAGAATAGCAAGCAGAAGCATCGCGTAATCTCTTTTTCCAATCGCATTGCTGCGGTCAATAACGGACAATAATTGTCGTACTTCCTCTGGGGCCCACGTTTCGGGGATATTTTCTTCAACGTAGATCTTTGGCCTTGGAACACTTGAAGATAAGTCATCGTCCAATATCCCATTTTCATGGAGATAGCGGAAGAAATCACGTAAAACGCTGCTGAATACATGGATAGTTGCACGATGGTAGCGGCACAGGGTGGTCATGAAGTCCGAAATTTCTGCAGCGGTTAAATCTGAAAGTTCTATTCCGCGCCCATCCAGAAAGCAAAAAAATTGCCGTATCTTTGTCCGCTTGACACGGATAGTACCATCAGAACTATTATTTCTGTGGCACCATGCAAGGTATTCTTCCAGTAAATCGACATATTGCCGTGGCACTGTGTAGTCATGGTGGCTGTATCGCAGTGCATACCCAAATTGAAAGATGTCATCCAAAAAACGAATCGAACAGCGTGTGTCCAGTTGTTGCTTGGTCAGTTTTGCGGTGGAGTTACCGATGTCCAAACCATAACAGTGTTGGAAGTATTGTGGTCCGGTTTCTGCGTCATAAGCGGTAATCTCGTTTTCTCTGCAATAATTGGAGAAGCTACGGAACTCCTTGCTATGCCGACTGAGGGTTGACGATTTGAAGTCCAGACGGATCAACTCCATATTTGCTGCGCTCATCAAGTCAGGGATTGGAACTGTCTTTCTGCTGTGCATAGTTTGCCTCCTTTATATTGTGATGCTCACAGTATAAAGGGAAATTATGCACAGCATCTTTTTAATTCTCAAAGAAATTTCAATATTTTGGAAGGAGGTCTTTTCATAATTGCTTACAACTCATAACGTCATTTATGCACTTCAACACATAAGGAACATTTTCCCATACCATAAATCTTGGCCGAACATCGAGAGCTGTTCGGCCTCGTAATTTGTCTGCATTTCGCATCTCCTTTACCAGCCTGACCTGTTCCATGAACAGGCCGGAACGCGCCCCCGCAAGGCCTGCCCTTGCGCCGGCAACAGACAGATCTTGATTATTCCGAATTCGGAATAACCAGGATTATGCCGAGGAAATAGTTATTCCGAAGTAATCGCTGCAAACCCTGTAGTACAAGGCGTTACCAGCAAAAACTTCGGAATAACATAATCGGCATATATAGAACAATAGGATTAGAGCAGCCCAGATAACTTCAAAATCATTTCCTCGTTATCAGCCCAAATCTCATCCGGTACGGGCTTGGTTCCGCGGACAGCATCAGCTTTCTGAATTGCGGCACGTTTCATCTCGGTATCCGCATAAGCATAGATCATTGTTGTCTCAACCTGTGCATGGCCAAGATATTGGGAAAGAAGTACCATGGGCATCCCGGATTGGTATAAGTGCATCGCCCGTGTGTGCCGCATCATGTGCGGATGGATATGTTCAGGAACTTCCTGACAAACCGCCTTTGCCATGCTCCCATACTTCGCAAAGAATGCTGCTACCGTATCGGGAGACATCTTTTGCTGTCTCCCATGGATCACGGTATAGAACAACGGTGCCTCACTGTAGTCATCCTTGTTGGGATGGAATTTGTTCAGATACTGTTTGCAGTGTTGGACTGTTCTGTTCAGCAACGGCACTGTACGGGTTTTTCGTCCCTTACCATGCAAGTACGCAATTGGATGTTTTGCGTCAAGACGCAGGTCACAGACCTTCATATCGAGAAGCTCACTGCATCGGGCAGCGGTATCATACATGAGGATCATGAATACAAGATTCCGCTGGTCTTTCTGCCTGGAAGGATTGGGCTGTTGAAGCAGCGCGGTCAACGCCGGTTCGGTCAGGAATTCAACGATTCGCCCGTGAGCCTCCTTGGAGGGAATATTGCAGGCAGAAAGATACAATGACGTCTGCGTACAATCGATTTGTCCAGCGAAGCCCAGGAAAGACCGCAATGCCATTAAACGCTGGTTGCGGGTAGAGACACTACATCCCCGCGCCTTTTCCAGCCAGGTTAGGAAGTTAAGAATGACGTCCCGGTCAACACGGGAGAAGGTCAGCTCAGCAGCTCCAATCCCTATCTCATCCCTCATATAAGCCACGAAAATATTGAGTGTCTGTCTGTAGGAGAGAATCGTATTTTTACTAAGGCAGCGCTGCTTGGGCAGATAGTCCAGCAGAAAACGCCGGATTGCATCAAAGAAATCACTCAT